ATTTACACGGGTCGCTTCGTACTTGCGAAGCGCCGCCTTGACGGCGGGTGGGGCGTTGATTTGGTTGACTTTTTGACCGACATTGGGGTCATTGCTGAGATATTTACCTGCAGTATTCTTCATGTTCTTGTTCGGAGACCTATTCACACGGCGACAACTCGGGACGATGGAGTCAACATATGAGCTCCGAGAGTACATGACGATGTCAAAGTATCCACCACCTACGCCATGGTAGTTTGGGCCCCAGCTTCGTATGAGGTTCGAGTTGGTGAAAAAGGCCTCAACCTCTGCCTGTTTCCACCAATTACACGCATGGAGCGAGTTTGGTTTCGACGAGTCGAATATGTACCCTTTGTCTCCCTTGCGTATACACGTCCAGACGTGACCACCCGTCCCAGCCCTGTTGTGCAATACGAACAAAGCTCCAGAGAGCCGATGCGATCCTTTCTCAAGAGGCAAGTCGTATGGCTTCACCTGACGGTACAGGAAGAATTTGTAGTTTCGGTTTGCTGGAGCCCCTTTGTACCTCCAGATGTGCCAATCGGGTAGGCCATACTCGCCTTGCTTAAACCCCAAGTGCCGAAGCAGTTTCGGAAGCTCTCTCCGAGGACGACTTCCTGCATTCAACGGAGCATTCTTGAGCGCAGGGTTGTTCCATTTTACACGCGACACGAGGTTGGCGTTCCTCTCGTGCTTCCGCCAAAGCCGTCCTGGACCCCCGATCGAACACATGAACTGATCGAGAAACTTCCAAAAGTATACGGAGTTGATGGTCGTCAAGCTCTTGAGTCGGGGTGGACACGGCGCGTTAATGTTCGAGTTGAACCAGGCTTTGTATGTGGGGGTCATGGTCTTGTACACGTCCTGAAGCTTAGTCCAGAGGATCTTGAATCCATCATCAGTCATCAGGAACAGGTTCAGGGACGAGTGGAGCCAACACGTCCCACCCGTTTGAGCAAGACCCAAGTTGTTCATTCCTATTACACTGTAACATTTTTAGTCACTTCCGCACCCGTGCATCGGGCAATAGTACGGGTCTTGACACGCGTGATTCCATAGGTCGTACAGTTCTTGCGCCTTGGTCTTGTCACACCTCTGCCATGCTTCCCGCGCGTTCTTGTACATGGTCGCCTCCGTCGGCGACCGTTCCCAGTGTGTGGGAGGCTCTTCACCCGGGAGAGCCTTCCAGACACTGATATGAGGCTGGATACGCCAGCCGCAAATCATACCGAGTCTACTGTTTCTGTTTTTCTGGTAGGTCACGCGGTTCTGGACCTCTTGCACGTACTGCTTTGTGAACCAGATCTCGAGCGCCATTTGTGTTTGGTGTCCATAGAGGAGGGAGGTTCATTGGGTTTGACAAGGCACGAATTTTAGGTTCGGACAGGATTGACACCTCCGAATTTTGGGAAAGAATTGTTCAATTAGTTCCCATGGTGGTCGGCATTTGAAATACCAATACCTTGGAAGGTTCATCTCTACAGAGACCGAGCATTTTTGTTTTATGTTCGGTACATATTCAGAATCTCCTTGATCACTTGGCTTCGCACGACATCATCGTTCGTAAACTCCACGTGGCGCAAGTAGTCGTTCGGGACCGGAAGCTTCTCGAGAAGGTCGACGAGCCCGTTCTCCTCGAACCCACGCTCGTGTTGCTGTATGTCACCAGACACAACCATCTTGGAACCTTCCCCGATGCGAGTCAGAAGCATCTTCATCTGTGACGGTGTTGAGTTTTGCATCTCGTCAGCAACGACCCATGCCGAGTCAAAGGTTCGGCCACGCATATAGGCCAAAGGACAAATCTCAATCTGTTGGTCATAGACCATATCCTGAACCTTTTTTGGACTAAAATGGCGGTACAAAGCATCGAACATGGGTCGAGTCCACGGTTCCATCTTTTTATTCAAATTACCAGGCAAGTACCCGTGTTGCTCATCCACGCTCACAGCCGGTCGGGTCAGAATGATACGCTGGACTTGACCCGCCACGAGGGCCTTGGAACCGGCGTGACATGCAAGCAGGGTCTTTCCGGTTCCTGCAGGTCCCGTGCCGATGACGACGGGCACGGACGAGTACAGGAGGTCGAGGTACTTGCGTTGGTTGAACGTGCGCGGACTGAGCATTTGTTTTTTTACGTTCCTAGACTTTAGATGGAACTCGTATACCGAGTCGCAAAGTATTCAGAACCACGAGAACGAAAGATCCTTGGGTTTGATCTCGAGACGTGTATCAAACTCAAGTTTCCTCCAGGTCGGGTCGAGAAGGTCATCACTGAATTTCCATATGAAATTGGAAAGAGTGAAGTCCTTCCGAACGATCGAACACGGTGGCTCGTATCAAAGAACGCGGGGAGGAGTACAGGACTCCATGTGCAGAGGGGACACTGGGAAGACGCATATTCAATAAACGATATTCGTTACACGCATCACTATAACTATGATACTGGAGAGGTCAGGATTTATCACGATGATACGAGGTCGTGGGAAGAGTGGGTTTCAACGGCTCACAGACCCGTTCCAGCGGCGGGTCAGGAGTGAGCCGGAGAGTCTCTGACACCTTCGTCGGCCATATGTACCCCCAGTTCGCGTAGTCGCCGACATCAAAGCGGTAATAGTCCGGTTTCTTGCGGTTCAGAGATGCGCGGTGTGACATGTGTATGGGTCGCCAGCCCCACCACCACGGCGGTCGCGGGTTTCTGCAATGCGGCAGTTTTTGCATATTGTTCGTGTACCCCTGAGCAATCCACTCGTCGATCATGGCATTGCAATACATGGCCAAAAAGCACGTGTGACCTTTCCACATCTGGGTCGCAGGGTGGTTGATCCAGCCTTTGGAGAGCCCCTGCAAGGCTCTCCAAATCTGGTACGCTTCAACGCGTTGTTTCCCGAGCCGACGGTAGTCCAACGCCTTGGCACATGCCACGGGGTCGTCAAAGGGGACGAAGGTAATCATGACTTGGGAAAGAGGGGGGACGCAAGACTCTAGACGTTTACAGAACTCGTTTTTCCTTTACACATGTGCAACAGTCAAACCCCCGGGAACGTGAACAACTTGCGCCGGGTGATACCGGGAGTTGCGTGCATTGTGCCCCTCCAGACCGCATATGGTGCACTTCTGAGGCTTCCTGGCGGCAGGCGGTTTCTTCATGTCGGCGATCACATTCTTCAGGGTTTGCACTTCTCCGTACATCTCAACCATAGCCTCTTCGAAGAGGTCGTACTTGTTTTGCATACGGGCAACGGTCTCGACAACCTTATCAATGTCCTCACGAAGCTTCTTTTTGCTCTCGCGAGTCAGAGGGCGGTTCAGAAGACGGTCCATTGTTCTTTGCTTTGTGTATACAAGCGCCGCGCCTCTATGTGGGCTTCACAGAACACGGTTTTTACAAGGCGTCTTGACGGTGCTTGAAGGTCTCGAACGCCTTCCGGAACCCCTTCCCGTCCGGCTTATAGTACTCGTGGCGCCAAATACGCTGGGCGGCAATGATTTTGTCCTCTTCACGCTCGACAGACCCGTCAGCGTGGAGGAACGCGTTTTCGCCCGTGCTATTCAGGCGGCGCTTTTTGGTCACCTTTCCAACAGCCACGTCCTTATCCGCGTCGTAAATGTCCTTGTACACAATCAAGGGCCCGTCCATATATAGACCGGTCGACCGTCTGACGTGGTTGCTATATGAGATACTCGACCTTCTATCAGGTCTTTAATAAACTGCGCGTCTGTGTGTTGAACGGGGGGCTTTGAGATGCGTTCAACACAGAGAGAGCACTGGCACATCTGCTGTGATTTTATAAGAAAATTGGGGAGGCTTGACTGGGACAGGACACGTTTGTTCACTTTTTGTCCTTCTCAGCCTCCTTACGGACCCGTCGGTAAAACCACCAGTTTGTAGCTGTCGTAAAGAAGACCCAAAGACCTATCGCCTTCCCCGTGAGTTCAATTGGATCTATCGATGCTTTCACCGGGACGGACCGACGCGCGGCGCGTAGGTGGGCGCTGGGGCGGGGTGTCTGGAGCCGTGGGAGCGGCGCTGTAAGCATTTAGAATTGTCCGAGACTTTCCCAGAAGTGATTCAATCGCAGGGGTCTTCCAAAACACCTTCGCCTCTTGGAACACGGACGTGAACCCGTCACACGTCAAAGTCCACGTGTTTGGCTTCTCGGTCTTGCTGATCCACGGGTTCACGGGGATAGGGACGAAGGCAAGGGCGACACACTTCAGGAACGTCCAAAGGAAACTCATGTGTATTACACGCTCTGCATCTCTAAGCTCATATCTTCAAATTGACGCACGAGTCGGCGCTTACACGCCGGGTGGTTCGGGTCGTAGTAACACCGCCGCCAATTGCGTTGGATCACCTGGATGTTGTGCTGGTACGGAAGCATGGCGGCATCGATTCGGGGGAGCCACGAGGACCCGAAAAATATCATGACGTTTTCGAGGACGCGGGCCAAGAACTCGTCGGCGTCTGGAGGCCGGGGCACGTCGACACACATGATGACACCATCCTTGAGAATGTCCCGAGACGCCGCCAACATAGCCCGAACATCGGAGATGTTTTCCCATCGCCGAAGAATGAGGTCAAACGCCTCTGTAATTGCGTGCCGGATCTCGTACTCTGTATCCTTGGACTGACGCGTCGTGGCGGCCCAGTGCGCGTGATTCACCTCGTGGAACAGCGCACGACACAAATACACCTCCAGGTCGTGCATGAGCTCGAACAGCTGTTCTTCCACGCTAAAGTACCGGGATTTACGTGGGGCGTCCATTGTTTGCACGTGCCCTCTTGAGTCGAGGTGACCTCCTGGGCGAGACAGAACACGTCTTTTTGTTGAGGAGCTGTCGTATCAAATTTTCAGCACTGTTTGTGTTTAAACCCGCCTTGCGTAGTTCGGCCTTCTTCTTGTTTGTTTTGTTTCCAAAATAGAAGCTCACGTTCCCACATTTCAAGAGGTTTGCCATGTTGGCAGGGACTTGTGGGACCAGAATTTCAAATGTATATTCAGGTCGGGCGTTTCGCAAGGCATTCTTCACAATATTCATATAATTATTGGAACCCATATACTTGCTCGTCTTAGCCACCAGATTCTTCGTGTACGTCCCGCTTTCCAGATTGAAAAGAACCTTGGACCCATTCTTTGACAATTCACCGGCCGCTATGATGATCCTATTTTTGTTCAAAATTGGGAGCTGAAAATGCCGTGAGCCAGACTCGAGCTTGTTCAGGACCCGAACAAAGGACTTGTGATACCTATTTGTCACGGGATTGTACTCGATCAGGTACAGGTACGCACCGTCGGGGAGGGTTGACACATTCGTGTTCCTGTACGTTCTATTTTGGGCCAAATTTGCACGGCTCTGACCATAGTACAGCTTAGGCCAGTGTGTTGGAAGACCCGTGACGTGGTTTGACTTGACAATTTTCTGAACACGCTGAATGGCGTTTCCGCGGTTGACAACGGGCCATGGGTGGTTTGGGACGCGGAAAAGACGTTTGACATTGAGTTTCGGTTCCGTCATATTACATACAGGGACTTAAATTTCATCGAGCCCGTCGTACCGCGGGCCGTCCGTCTGCGACTCACCATCCTCCCACCCACCGCGCCACTGTTCCTCCTCGTGCAACTCGCGCTCGAGCCGCACCACCTTTGCCGCCAACTTGAACTTCAGATCCATCTGGAAGTCGGCGTACTCCTTGTAAATAGGGCTGTTGGGGTCAAAAGGCGGCATATCATCACACGCCTTGACCTTCTCGCGGTAACGCTCGAGGTCCGCCTCGAGATTGTGTCGCATTTGCTCGTGCATCGTCAGACGCTCCTTCCACGGAAGCTCGATATACGCGGTGACAGCTTGCTCATCATACGAGCCATCATACTCCTCCGCCTCAAGAGCCCACCGCGTGCTCTTATCCAGATTATCATACACGTATTCAGACATGAAATCGTACATGGAAGGCGTGATGGCCTCTCCAAAGTACTCCTCAAAGTCTGAGTACGTCCAGGTTTTATACGTGCGCTCGCCGTCCGTTGCAATGAGCATGTCATCATCATTGAACTCGAGATAGACGTTGGGCGACATGGTTTGGTCTTTGATGTTACTTGAGTGCTAGTCCTTTAGGCCGGACAGGACGCAAATTTTCAAGCGGGGAACGGGGAGACGCTTACGCATCTCCCTCCCCACCCTCCTCCTTCTTGGTCAGCATAGACAGAGTCAGCTTGTACGCGTTCGCAGCCGCCACCTTGTCGGGAACCTTATCGGGCACCCCCGCGGTCTCCTTGATGGCGTCCAGGAACGCCTTGTACATGGGAGTACCCTCAATCTCCGACTTTAGCTCGGCATTTGCCTCCTTCAGATCAGCCTTGAGCACAGTCACGCGGTCAACGAGCTTGGTCAGAGTCTTGGAAGGAGCCATTTGATACTTGACAAGGTGGTCAAGTTTTTATCTGGGGTTACTTCAGAGATGAAACGTGTTCGAAACACTTCCAATAATCTTGAACTACGACTTGCCGAACTAGGTTCGAAACAGCCGACCGCCGCAGCGAAGAAACTTCGGTTGGCCGCCAATGCAGCTGGTATGAGTGTCAACAAAATTCTCAAAGGAAGGACTCTTCCCGAAGTAATGGAGTTCTCCAAACTCGCTGGTGAACGAGGAGCATCATCGTACCCTTCAAAACTTCCGACATTTTCACGCGTGAAAGGTCGCGGAATGACCCTCATTAATAGGTCAATGATGGTGGACGTACTTCACGATGCGGCTCGGCATTGGGGCACACCCTCTGTCTGGGCGGGGACACTTGGTTCGATTCTCGAAACTCTTGCCGTTGGATACGCTGCTAAAAAGTCGGGAGTTGAAGTACTTTATTGGGAAGATAACAAGTATTTTCCAGGGTCCGGACCTGGAAGTGGTACAACCTTCTGCGGAGGTCCTACACGTGCAATTCAAGACGTGAATACTGTTATGTACGCCGTAAGAGAACAGGCACGCCAAGGAAAAGGAGTTATTCTTCTGAAAACGGTGATAGATACACGTCCTCTCTATTCGATTGAGAATAACAATACAAGAAAAAATGGATGGGCCCAAGTATTCTTTAATGCAACAGAACCTTCGGCGCTTTATTCAGCTGCAAGAAAGATACGCAAAACGAAAAATTCGCTCACATATAATGATATTCCGTCTATTTACGATAATGTGAAACCGCGAGGCGCGAAAAATTCACCATGGAAAGGCTACTGGAACGCCGAGCCGGACGGTATATTTTTCGAAATAAAAGATGGCAGGTTGTATATCGACGTTCTCGAGTTCAAAATTACACAAGGAAAGGCGGAAAGTATTCCAGCCGAAGCGTGGCAAATGGCGAAAGTCAAACGCATGCTCGAGTATTTCTTTAAAAACTACAACCCAATTATTCGTACAAATTTCTGTCCGTGGCAATATGGTACAGGAGTGGGTGAGAAGAATGTGAATTTCAGGGATCCATATGAACTCAACAAGAACTCGGCGTATAGATGGTCTGGGGAGAAAGGGAGGTTCGACGAACTATACCGCAACTCGTTTGGAAACAACTCGACGTATAAACCGCGTGTTCTTTTACCGGTCGATTTTGAAAGGAGAACTGGTATACGTGCTAGCATCGCACAAAAAGTTGTAGAGGCTTTCGAACGGGGAACTTCAAATAATTTACGGTTTAAACTTGCGCATGTTGTACGTCATTCAAGAGTTTCCAGTTCAACGGCGAAAGGCGTAAGAACCGTTCAGCGTATTGGTCCAAACGCTCCGGGTGTGGCGAGTAAAAACAGGGCCGCCGCACAGATGACTGCGAAAGGGGCGGCGAACATGGTCGCGAACTGTACGCAAGGAGCGTACGGTCAAGACAACCCAGCAATTGCTATTCGATGCTCCCCAGTTCTCGGCCCGGCTGAATATGATGACATCATTCGTTCTGTACAGAGACTCGGTTGGCTTCGCGGTTGGGTGGGAGTTCCAGGGGCGACCGCGGAACAGGTTAGCCAAGGACTAGACGCCGTGAATAAGATAGCGAGATCAACGAAAGCCCCGCAAATATATAGCAACGCCAACTTGAATACGCGAAGGGACGTGTTGCGTCTCAAGGCATGGAGGGACAGAATATCTGCTACAAATTTCAACTCAAATTCTGTAAACAATCTTCGAGCAACTTTGCTATTGGCACTGCGCTGGGTCGAGCCGAGTAACGAAACGGTGAGTTCTATAATTTCACGAGTAACGCGCAACGCAAGTACTCTTGCACCTGGAAACGTTCCACAAATATTGAAGTTTCTCCAGAACAAAGGCGTTAATAACATGAATACATATAAAAGGGTGTTCAATACGCAAGGGTTGGCAAGTAATAATGTTTTCAGAGTCCTCGTGCGAGAGTCCCATCGCCGTCCACCGCAAAACGTTCTGTCTCGATACGTAAACAACTTGACTTCGAGAAAAAATGCTATGCAACAGTAATGGGAAAGTATGCCAACATGGCTCGTTCAATTCGAGAGAAGGTGAACACCAGGAAGAGAAAGGCGGCGAACACTGCACGGTCTCGTGTCGCCGCCCTGCCTAAAATACCGCGCGTTGTCCTCAACGCCAACTACGTCAACCCCATTACGCTCAACTTCCCAAAAGGGAGTCTGGTTGTGTATGAACTTCGCAACAGGAGTACAGGACGTACGGATTATTACGACAAGAAGACCTTCTTTCAGCTCATGACAATGATTAAAAACAATTACAACCTTCTCATGCGAAACCCCAAGGCGCCCATCCCGGGGGCTCGCAACCCCGTGACTCGGGGTCCCATTTACCCACGGAACGTGCGTCGGGTCACGGTCGCGGCCAAGAAAAAGACGCCGAGTCCCAAGACGGCCGCCAAGACCATCCAGAAGGCTGTTCGTAAGCACCTGTCCAAGAAGACGCGCTCCAAGTAAAGGACTAATTTGTAACTAAAATTAGAGGGCTGAGAATGAATTCTCAGCCGCATGTGGACCCATACCAGGCACTCGGGATCCAGAAGGGTGCTTCAGATGACGAGGTCAAGAAGGCCTATAGAAAACTTGCTATGAAACACCATCCTGACAAAGGTGGCGATCCAGAGCAATTCAAAAAAATCCAGGGAGCCTATGATATTCTGTCCGATCCACAAAAGCGTCAGAACTTTGACCAGTTTGGAAACCCAGAGGGGCCCCAAGGTCCTCCCCCAGGTGCGAATCCCTTCGATGCCATGTTCTCCCAGATGTTCGGGGGCGGGAATCCGTTTGGGTTTCAACAGGGACCCCGTGGACCTGTCAGACGTTCCAATTTTGATCATGAATTAAGAGTGAGCTTTGAAGAGTCATACCGTGGAACAACCCGTAACCTTCGTATTACACTGGACAAGACCTGTTTCGCGTGTCGGACCAAGTGTCCCCAATGTAACGGTCGCGGGGCTGTTCAGATGCAAATGGGACCCATGGTCATGCAACAACCGTGTGGGGCATGTCAGGGTCAAGGCGGTGTTGGTCGTGGGTGTGGGGCGTGTCAAGGCGGTCGGAAGAAGGAGCCACTCAATTTAGAACTAAAAATACCTGCTGGAGTTCTGGACGGGAATGTTATCGTGGGACACGGGCTTGGGGAACAGCCTCGGAAGGAAGGGGAGGAACCTGGTGATATCTTGTTTCACGTCAAAGTCGAGAGCCATCCCGAGTTCTTGCGTCAAGGTCCTGACCTCGTATGGCAAACGAAGATTTCATTTGAAGATTCGGTCATGGGAAAGGACATTGTGATTCCACACTTTGACGGGCCGATACGCATCAACACGTTAGAGTGGGGTGTTCTGGATCCTCGGGAGGACTATATCATACCATTCAAGGGGTTCACAAAGGAAGGGAGGTTACGCATACAGTTTCAGATCGTGTACCCTGGGAAACAGGCTCGGTTCACTCTTTCGCGAGTATAAGAATAAGCGCCATAATACCTGAGAGGGCACTAATGGTTGCTTGGTCGATGATGAAATGGACCGCCTCGTTCGTCGTCAGCGGTGCATGGTGAATGAGCACGTCATCAATCCCGCTTGGGATGACACTAATTACAGCCCCCTTAAGGACCTTTTTTTGAATACGAATACTCGTTCGCAAGGTTTTCTGAGTCAGAGGGTGTCTCTGAACCTTGCGAACGACCACGCGGACGCGGGCGGCTGTGCCGCGAGGCAACACGCAGTGATTGCCTCCACACAGTTTGTTCATCTCTCCTTACTAGAGAGGCGCGTTTAAATTTTATATATAATTGATGCAAACACGAACGAGGACGTCAGTGGGAACGTAGACGCGAACAAGTAGACTGCTGGGGTGATGATGGTGATCATCAACGCATCAAGTACGGGTCCTGACATGATCACCCCACGTTTTTTCCGTTTAAGTAGTAGGATGGACGAACTCCGCCTCCTAAAGAAACAAACTCGTGCACACAAATACCTCCACAACTTGTCAAAAGCCGAGATCCAAACAATCCTTGAGCGTCACGTTCCCAGACTCAGAGAGATTCGCGTCCTTTCCACACCCCTTGCCCCACCCGAAGTCCATGATGAGTACCTAGAGTTGCGGTCCCGTATCGTGGCTCGAGCCCGTGAAGATTTACAGAACGAATTTCAAAAGAAAATTAAGCTTCCACCAGGGTCGGACAGTGCTTTGGCTTTAGGGTTTTATTTGCGAAGTATTTAATAATGGACGACGAGTGTCCCGTGTGTCTGGAACCACTCACAGGAACAGTCGTCCAGATGGCGTGTTGTCGAAACAGGGTCCATATCCAGTGTTACATCGATAAGTGCCCCTTGTGTCGCACGTCCCTCCCCCTCCCTCGCCAAGTCGAACCGAACCAAATCATCATCCCCGTTCCCGTCCCAGTTCACCCGCCCGTGAGGAAACAGCTGTATGTAACTCCGACCCTCATCTTTCTGTTAACCACAGGTCTTGTTATTGTTCTTACGGTCAAGCAGCACTAGACGTCATACTCGCGGCATGCAAGGGGATCATCAACACAAAGATCTGAACCGTTCTTTGTCTCGATCATCTGTCGCGCCAACTCGGACGAAAGTTCCTCAACCTCGTCCCAGGCCTGCTTGTACTCGGGAGCCTTGGGGTGGAACTTCTGAGCGTGACGAATAGCCTTTTTCACGTCAACGGGTCGAACCTTGGTCCGCGGGGTGCATGTGCAAAAAACCAGTCCTGTGAGTGCCATGCCTTACTTAGAGACGACACTTTTATCTATACCATGAACCGCATAACACTCCGCGCGTCAGATGTTGCCGCCATCATCGGTCGGAACAAGTATAAGCCACGTCACGAGGTCTTTGATGACCTCTGGAAAAAGTATGCGCCTCAGACTTTCACGGGAAAGACCAAGAAGGACCGTGCCGAGGAGGCCCTAAACGCGTCCGAGTCGGCACGTGTCGTCCTTGCGTCCGCTCTGAATAGTCGCGCCAAGGATTCCCATGAGGTTCAGAAGATTTATGCCGAGGCTCTGGAAAAGGTCAATTCTGATGCAAAATTGAGTGCGACCCAAAAGGCTGAGGTTGCTGAGCACTTGAGGTCCAAGGTGTATACGACCCATGGAACCCGGTCAGAGGACACGACGTCCCAGAAGGTTGAGGCTGAACAGGGTGTGAAATGGACCAAGGACAATTCGTTTTATACGTATGACGTATGTGAACTCGGGGACAAGAAGTTTGTGGTCGTCGGGAAGATTGACCGTATCGAGGAACGTCCCGACGGGTCAAAGGTCTTGATCGAGATTAAGAACCGAACAAACCGTCTGTTTGGTCGAGTGGTCGAGTACGAGATGATTCAGGTCCAGATGTACTTGCAGATGCTAGGTCTTGTACATGCTCGATTGGTGGAGCAATACAACACGCAGGTGCTGAGTCACGAGATTACACGTGACGAAGAGATGTGGTCGAACGTGATCAAGCCTGGCCTTGAAGAGTTTTGCCAAGACCTCCACCAGTGTCTGGCACCGCCAGACACTGAGAGCCCCTAGGAAACAGATTGCTGCGCAATCTGGGTTGAAACAGCCTCATCAAGCTGTGAACCCACCCGAGTCTTCTTGAATATTTGAAGTGGAAATGTTTCAATACCAGTGACTAATTTAAACACTTCGCCAAACGCGAGCGTCCCCCCAACAACGATCCACAGAGGCTGCCCTTGAAGGTACTCCCTGTGAATCCAAAACCCCGTTATAATAGCGACGAGCATTGTCAAGAGACTCGCCACGTTCACTTGCATCTATTCATATTTAAGAAATAAATTGCATCTTCCCGTTGATCAGGTCGGCCAGGGTTGCAATGAACACCTCATCCTCCTCGGCTGTTAGCTCCCACCCCTCACCCTCCACAAACTCGGTCACGGTACAATCGACCCAGCGCGTCTTCTTCTTCTCCTTGACGGCAAAGGTCACCTTGCGTCCAACCAGCTCCTCGAACCACTCCTCGTACGTCTCCAGCTCCTCGGCCAGCTGGTCGCGCTCCTTTGCCAGGTCCAGAACAGCCTCGATCGCATCCATTTTCTACTCTCTCTACGGTTCGCCTTTTTATCTAGTGAAAGAGTAGAATGACGACACTTAACGTCTTATGGGCATCCTTGTCTGAGATTGTCGGCGACTTTGGGTTCAAAGAGTTTGCACGCAAAAGTACAACCAAGGGGTTCGTCCAGGGTTCGATTGGTTACGTCGGCGTTATTTACTTTTTGATCCAGAGTCTCAAGGGTGGGAACATCCTGTACGTTAATGGCGTGTGGGACGGGATCTCTGGTATTCTCGAATCCCTCGCCGCATACTTTATCCTCGGTGAGCGGTTTAACCATCCCATGCAGTGGGTTGCGCTTGTCATGATCTCTCTAGGACTCTTTTTGCTCAGATATTATGGTGTGTCTTATTAAAGGATGATGCACACAAAGCTTGCATTGGCATTTGCACTTGTCGGTCTCGTGTTCACAAGTCGCGTATGGCTTCAGTGGCTTCATGGTCTAACACCAGAACAAGGACTGTTTGTAAAATGGGTTTCCATTTTAGGAACAATATTCATTCTCGACTGGGCGGATCCGTCACTCAAACTCGAACACAAGACGCAAGCACTCGGGGCGGTGATGATCCTCGCCGCGTTCAATCTCATTTTCAATTACCAATCAGAGTGGATCGACGATTCAGGGTCAGGGAATGTTCAAGTGCAAACACCTGACGGAGCACTGTACCGCCGTGCACGAGACAACTTAGGTCTCAATCCGGAAGTGGCGCGTATACTCGTGTTTGTTCTCGTGCCGTTTGTTCTCGTGTTTTTCGGGAGTCGATTCGTGAAGAACGGAACGCGTCTTAACATAGATTAAGATATATGCTCAACGTACACCACTCATCTTCAGATGCTCTTCTGCGTGATCCGCACCGCGCGCTCTTCACCATGGTCGGGTACCTTGTGACCCACTCCTTAGGCGGCTCGTCATCCCATACGTGCTTCCCCACCTCCCGGTCCGAGTAGTAGTCTCCGTAGTAGAACACATCCTCCATATCACTCGGGTGCGCGTCGTGCCATTTCATAAACCGATACGTCTTTTCAATATCGATAAAGTCCTCGATGACGTCTCTGAATATCCGGGATCGCCACCGCGGTGGGAATTGCTCTGCAAATCCCTGAGCCTCTTCAAACGCCTCGTCAAGCGCTTGGCTAAACACCTCGGCACACTTGTTCTCATAGGCTTCCTCGTTCCACTCGTCCCGGACCTTGTGGAATCCTGACCAGTACACGGGGGCGCGGCACATGGGACAGGCTGAGCCATTCGCCCCCTTCAGGTACCAGTTCTTGATACATCCTTTGCAGAAAACGTGACCGCAGCACAGTTTCTGGAAGGGACCAGACTCGGCGTAGCAGACACTACACTCCATGGTCTCTTATGAGTTGGTGAGACTTTTGGTTGTCTGGGTCATGGGGTGGACAGGGCACGAATTTTTTGCGGGTCGGGGCGGAGCCCCTCCTCCCCCCTTAAAGATTCTATACTTAGGATAAGCAAGACCATGGCTTCACTCATTGTTCCTCCGACGCGACCTGTTGGGTTCCCCAAGACACGTCGAGGTGGAAAGCACTATTGGACGATTCATACGCACCAGAATCATGCATTTTCAGTCAAGGTCAGTGAAAATGTCCCAACCGCGATTCTCGGGTTCAAGGATCCAGAAGACGCGGTTGTTGTTGGGAAGATGCTCGAGACGCACTATATGATGGAAAAGGAGTGGCCTGCGACGTTTGGTCAGATCCACCTTCCCGAGCCACGAAGTGACGTGGCTTTGTTTCACCTATTTTTCCGCAAATGGGACTTTGAGGATCTCAAAGTCACATGTACGAAGAACTTTCTGAATATGGTTGCTATCGACGATATCGAGAGTACCAAGAAAGGGTTCGAATTTAATGGGAAAATGTTTGCGTTTGAAGCACCTGTCGAGTTTTATGTTGAGCGTCTTGCCGAGTTGTATGAGATGCCTAGCTCTGAGCCTTCGGAATGAACGCCTTGCCCTTGAGCACCGCCTTGGCGTACAGGGCACACAAGCAAAAGTGAATGTGTGGCCAATCAAGTGCCTCCATCTCCGAGAGCTTGATGTTCAGAGGATTCTTGTTAATCTCCGCCATAAGGTTTGATGGCTTGTCAGGGGAGATGTTCTCAGCAATATCGATCATATGGGACAACCATTTGACGTGAACGTCACTGCTCGCGTCAAATGCCTTTATAAACTTGGACGTCGTAGACATTTGTTTGTAGTATATGTTTTACCTTTTTAAGTTAAGCGGCGAGCGCAAGGGCACATGGTCCGCAAAAGTCCGAGCTCTGACGCCTGAACAAGAGCAGCAGAGCAATAAGAATGAGCAGGTACAACGTAATATCAGACGCACTCATTACTATAGAAGCATATTTTATTCATCAAATTCCTCTGTTTCATCCTCGTCATCTTCGTCCGTCTCGTTGTATTCTAATTCCTCATCCTCGTCGTCGTCCTCTTCCTCGTCCGTGTCGCACATCGACTCTTCGTCGTCCTCATCTTCGTCGTCCTCGTCTTCGTCTGACGGGACATAGTCGTCGTCTGGATCGGTCTTTAGGAAACCGTCGTCATAGGCCCTGAACCCGATATCTTCCTCGAGACCCGTCTTGAGGATTTCGGCAACAGAGTCCGAGTCAATTTCATACGTATCCTCCTCGTATCGCCAAATTTTATCATCAGATTCGGACAGGTACCTGATGATGAAAATGTGTTCGTTCCTGTCCACAATCTTAGCAATGAGCGGAACGGGCTTACGAGCGCCAACGTCAGTCCAGACGCGAACAAGGTAACCGACGTCCATCTGTTGTTGTCTGCCCTAAATCTTTTTATCTATATTTTACGCGTTTTTTACTTTACGCCTTGCGTGGGCGGCCCCGACGCTTCATGATCTTCATGGCGGCCAGACCGATGGGGCTCATGGTCATAGCCTTCTTGGGGCTGGCGAACAGGGCAGGCAGGGCACCGGCACGCACGACGGCGTAGGCGCCGCGCTTCTTGCCGGCGTTGGAGCGACGGCGGCGGGTGGCCTTGGGGCGGATCGCGGTGGGCACGCGCGCCTTGGAGTTGGTCAAGGTGCGCACGGTACCGCCTGGGCTCTTGACGTACGCAGCCTTGGGGTTGTACGCCATACCCTTGTCAGTCTTGACGACGTACTTGCCATCCGCCGTCATCATAATGACGCGGTGCTTCTTGTTCATGAACTTGGTGGGAGCCTTGGGGACGGCGGGACGACCACGAGCCATAATTGGTACTATTACACGAGAAAAATGTTAGGGGTCACACTCGGACTCCTACGGAGTCCCACTGGTTCATCAACCCTTCCACCTGTTTCCGCAACTCATGCAGCAAAAGAAGGTTGTCTGGATACGGAGTCAGATACGGGGTCAAAAACGCATACATAATAAGCATTATACGCACCATAGGTTCATCAGCAGATCTCGTCTGCGCCTGTGTGTAGGTCACCTTGTTCTTACCACAGCGTCTGCACTTGAACATCCCGTTATATTCTGCATCCATCTTCGACTGCGCCTGTTCCTTGGCGAGTTCCTTGGCACGCACCCGGAACATGGAAGCTGCCCACGGACCTTCGGGCCACAAGACCTCGGACGGGTACTTGGCAAGCTGACGTACATCAAGCTCCTTGGTCTTGAGTCTGTATGCAAGCTGGTTCACGTAGTCGAGTGATACGCGGACGTGTCCTGTAGCGTCTGGAGCAAGTGCTACGGACAACATATAGTTTGGCCGTTGCATTTCCGTGATGAGCCACCCCAACTTGGTTTTGTATATCTTCTTGAACTCGGGGTTTTCCCATGACGCGTCCTTCCCTCGCCGCCTGGCATTTTGAACGGACCAATTCAAGAGACTGATTTCGGCATTCTTGGAGAGCGTCCCAATATGCTTCCCAAAGGTCGTGCGTGCGTACTCGCGCAGAGGGTGGTTCATTGTTTGTGTTTAAGTTGCACATGGGCCCTAGACCCTTGCCCCGGACAGGACGCGTTTTTTTAAACGCGTCCGCGGGTCGGGGCGGAGCCCCTCCTCGCGTTTTTTAGGATGGCCCCTCTTCTCTTAAAAAAGTCACGCGTTTACCACCCATGTATCCAAAGGTTGCATGTATAGTGCACCGCCGAGACGTGACATACAACTCGTGTCAGAGATGTGCAGAACGCAATTTGATTCGTAAATTAGTTCTTGAAGCGAGCCGCCAAGGTGTTCACTCGTCGTGCTTTTCCAGATGGATACACAGAAAGTACGGGGACTTTATTATCCGTAGAGATTTGCACGGTGGAGGGCTCGGAACGTCTCTTCCGTGTGTCGTGTGTCGCAAGATACTTGACAGAATGTCTATTCAGTGGAGGGCTCATATAGGGACGCAATGGGTACGAAGTACAGACCCTGATATTCCCCCGCCTCGCCCGACGAACAAGCAGAAAATGGAATGGAAAAAATAAATGTTGACACCTATCAATGAAGATTGCCCAATCTCTTTCGAGTCTCTTTCTGGGTATGGTGATTGCTTGGGTCGTGCTCATGTATGCACCACCCAAGGTATCAACGTATAACTGGCGGACGCTTAGACCCGATGACGTGCCCCAGGACGGTGAAACGAAGGCGGCTATCGTGGGTGCCGGGCTTGCCGTTGCCAAGCCAAGCGTGATGGACCCTTCCACGGCCCCTGCCCCCGCCGTCATTATGAAGAACCCATCACCGGCGACGCCCGTTTCGGCCGCTCCGCTCGCAACGACGACGGTCAAAGCTTCTGAGCCGCAGGCACAGGCCCCACCACCCACCGTCGTCAACCCAGCCACACCCATGGCCCCGGTATCAAGCCTGATGACCTCGCCTCCCCCGCCTCCGTCCATGCCACCCGTGATTCCTCCACCCATGGCCCCGCCCATGTCTACGACGCCGCCACCGAAGATTCCGTCCGAGACTTCTCCTTCCGTTTAATTCCAAGTGAATTCTCGAGTGTAGATGTTGCTCGAACAAGAGGTTTCGTTCGACGCAGTCGGAGCGTATCCGTTTCTGTAGTTGAATTCTCAATTGCGTGGAGGTGAATAGCTGTGCTTTTCTGGGTATTTGCCGGTTTGAGTACCGACGGTTTCAGAGCCTCGGAACCTATCGAGACGGTTTGATACTTTTCAAACGGGAAATGAACGTGTGGAGGTTCGGTGACCCCGTTGAACGATCGAAACTCTTCGATCGTCATGCTCCCGCCGAAACATGCGAGAGCCTCTCTTTTCGGTGCCGGCCACAAGGGGACGGTTTTTCCATATGCTTGTTTCCTCATAAGAGCTAAAAATGACTGAATCTCACCGGACCGTGCAGTGCGCATATCGACGGCATAGGCCTTTGCACATGCCCATGAACAAAAGTTACCAATCGTCGTAAACGTTTTGCGCTTATCATCATATTTTATAGGTAAATGAAAACAAGGACGTTGTGGGAGGTCGTGTACGCACCACCAACACACAAGGCCCTTCTCAGGTATATATGGAGTTCCGGTGGGGACGAACGTTTCCCGTTTGAAATTCTTACGGTCTTGTTCTCTTTGCTCGAGAATAATTCTTTTTTCCACACAAGCACTGATCATTAGACTTAAAAACTTATTCGTCTTTAACAGAAGTATGCTATTATCAATTGATTGCGGCATTAAAAATCTTGCCATGTGCCTTTTGGATCCTACAACAAAGAAGATTCGTCAATGGGACGTCTCGGGCGTTCCGCCAAAACACTCTGCAGGGTTGTTTCCGTGTATGGTCAAGCACTTGGACTCGAAGACGTGGGCACTCGAAGCAACGACCGTTGTGATCGAGAAACAACCCGATCGGAACAGGAGTATGAAATCTATCGAAAATTTGTTACATACGTATTTTCTGATCAAGGGTAAAGAGGTGGTTATCTGGGACGCACGGTTCAAGGTACCTGACTGTGCGGGTACGGGGAAGGCCATGTATGATAAACGTAAAAAGACGTCCGTGAAACGTGCACGCGAGTTTATTGAAGGGACGGAGTGGGTTCCGTTCTTTGACGCGCACAAGAAAAAGGACGACCTTGCAGATACGGTCATGCAAGCTTTGTCATACATTGACCGGAAGGTTGTCGAGGCACCTAAGAAATCCAAAAAGATGGTTCCACGGAAACCTACAGAGAATCAGGCCCGTACAAAGTACTCGAAGGCGAATCTTGCATGGCTGGTCAAGACCGGGGCCAAGCAGGATGCACGGTTTACGAAAGACCTCAAGAGGTACTACACGTCAATTGATGAATTAAAATCTGAGTTTAACTTATAATGGAGTTCAGAACGTACCTGATGATTACGTTGTTTGTCCTCCTCGCCGCCGTCTCCGGCTTGGCATACTACTTTGCGACCAAGTCCCCAGCGCCCCAGCCTCCAGCGCCCCGGCTGCAAAAGGAGGAGGTGGAGGAGAAAAGAGGTGTGGAGGAACCTCAGATGAAAGCAGTACGGAAACCCGAACCAAAGAGTGACGCGGCTCCTCAGATGAAGATGGCTGTTGAACCGGCACGCCCCGAGTCGAAGTTTGGCACGAAGGTTGATGCGGTCCCTCAGATGATGATCCCGCCTCCACAGAAGGCGGTTCCGCCCCCACCTCCCCCGCCGATGAAAGCGCCCATGCCGGCGCCCCCACCTCCCCAGATGAAGACGGTTGTTGAACCGGCACGTCCAGAGTCAAAGGTTGGTGGTCCTCTTGAGGTGAAGGCGGTGGAAGCAGTGAAAATGGATGGGAAAATCGAGGAAAAGAGAACGGCCGATGAGATGATGAAGATTCAGGAGCTCGCGCGCCAAAAGGATCAAGCTGCTCTTCAGCAGAAGATGGCTGCTGAAGCGGTGCAAAAAGTTTTCGGAAAGGCTGAGCCGGGCCGTCCAGGTGGGGTAATGATTGGCGGAGCTTTTATTCAACCACAACAGATGGCCGCTGAACCGGCAGTCAAATACGCGGCTATGCCTGGCCAAAAAATTGGGGTCATTGGGTATTAAATCGCCATAAGCTTCTGGTGACCCACGCGACACTTGGTGTCCACGTGAATGGTGTGACCAGCTGCCTGCAACGCCCGACAGAACGCAACATCCTCGGAATTCATGTCAACGAGATCCCCGACCTTCTGCAACTCCGAATAGAACCACGGGTACTTGATGGACTCGACAACGCCCTTGCGAATCATCATCCAGCCCATACCCGCGTATGCAACGGGTATGTACTGCGGTGTACCGATAATGTCATCAGGACGCAGGAACTTGAACGTTCCCATCTTGGTGAAAAAGTCCTCGTTCCACTCCTTGACGACGGCAAAGTGCTGCAAGTCCTCCATCATGTACAAACCTGCAGTCACATCGTGAGGGCTCTCGAGCAACGCGAAAAAGTCCTCGGGCTTGAACATAATGTCCGAGTCGATCCACATCATGACGTCATAGTCAATCTGACCCTGGAACGGCTTCTGATCGGGACCTTTCAGAACGTCGCCGCCGAGACACTTGGCACGGGCAAAATGAACAACGGACGAATACTGCTGACTGATCATAATCTGATGTCCCCGTGCAGACGCCTGCATCAGGAGATCGGACCAAGCAAGCAAAAACTCGCGCGAGTACTGGCGACCGGGCATACAGAAGACGACCTTCATGGGTTTTTTGGAATTATTTTCTTTAAATAATTGTAGTAATGGAAATACCCACATGGGTTTGGATCCTCCTCTTTGTCACGTGTATAACCATTACCATACGCGTGTTCATGACCAAACAACAACCGACGACACCTGCACTTTCAACTGACCAAATTGTGAAGCAAACGGGATTTAGCGAAGGTACGGTTACGTCGACAAAAACCGAGACGGACCCGAAGACCGGGGCGACAGTCACCACGTCTACTGACGCATCAGGGAAGACGATGACGACCACGACCGCCAAGGACGGTTCAACGACCCAAACAACGGTCAAGGACAAGGACGGCAAAGTGCTTGCCGACCAAAAGACATCTGCACTTGACACGATTAAGCAGATGGCACCGACGCTCCTGGAGAATATTGCAGCTGGTGCTGCCCGTGATCTCGTGCTCGTGGGTGGGACGAAACTGATTTCAAAGGTCTCGAAGGAGGTGGCTGAGAAGGGTGTCAAGTCCGCGCTTCAACAGGGTGGGAAGTTGGTTGCGCGTGAAGGTGCGGAACTTTCCATGAAGTTCCTCGGGTACATGACTATTACAGGTGCTCAATCTGCCGCGGGGGCTGCTGCCGAGTTGGGTCTGCGCAAGGCGGGACGTGAGGCTGCTCAAAAGGCGATTGATGAGGAACTTAAAAAGGTTGGAAAGAAGACGCTTTCAGAGGTTACGGACAAGGCTGCTCGTAAAGCAATCCAAGACGCGGCAGAGGCGGCCGCTGAAAAGGCTGGGAAAGAGGCAATTGATAAGGCGGCAAAGAAGACTGTACAGACGGCAGTTGACAAGGCCATGGTAAAGGGTGGTGAGGCCCTTGCAAAGAAGGCGGCAACGGTCGCGGCAAAGGAGGCCGTGTCGCTGGGTCTCAAGGCTGAGATGGGCCCTGTTGGGTGGGCACTGATGGCCTTGGACGTGGTGGGTCTGGCGCTTGACATTGCATGCTGCGGAGGGTACTGTGAGGTGGCAGATACGAAGACCTGGGAGAAGGAGCGCAACACCTACTCTGACCAGATCAAGGCACTTGTTGACGATGCGAACAAGGCGGGTGATGGCAGTCCTGACCCCGACCCGGTTCGTTGGCCGATCATTACCGGTCCTTTCGATAAGCTTGAGTCGTCGGCTGTTCAGCAGCGCGTCATTGAAAAGGCCAAGGCGGCAATGGCCGACCCGAACAACAAGTTTGTCAAGGATGTCATGGACAAATTAAAGAAGGAAATTTCAGACAAAAAGATCACGACCGAAGATCAAGTGAATGACTTTTTGGACAAGAATATGGACATGGATGGTATTTTGCTTGAGGCAACATCTGGTCTATGTACCGAACTCCTCGGAAAGGTCGTCATGGAAAACGGACAGTTTGCCGGGTGCTCGTGGCCGGATCAGCAAAAGTGCGAGGCGAGCTTCAAGTGGGGCAAAGATACGTTCGACAAGGACAAGGACATTTACTCGTCGTGGAACAAGGACAAACAAGAGTGTAATAAGGATCCTTTGGGTCAGCTCATGAACACACGCTGCGACGGCCTCGGCTTCCCGTATGACAAGGACACGAAGATTTGTAAATTGAGCAAGGAATATTGTCTCCAAAAGGGTCTCAAATGGGACGGGACCAACTGTAAGCTCGAGAAGGGTCAGGAAATTGCAGAGATGATGTTCGGCACGACGGTCGTGCGTGGTCTCAATTCGTTATACTCTGCTGACCAGTACGAGCCGTGTCCCTCAGGGTCTCGTCCGGCTGGTGAGATTGCTGCTATGACGGCAAGCTTGGGACCGGCTGCTTTGCTCCTCGGACCGTACCTCGGACAGACGCTTTGTGCCTCGGACAAGTGTCCCGACGGCCAAGACCGCGTATCTGGTCTGTGTTACGACCAGTGTAAACCCGGATACGATGACAAGTCCGATGGCATCACCGGAATGAAGGTCCAGGGTATGTGTTACAAGTGCCCTGATGGCTTCAAGAAGACCACGGCTGGTATGTGCGAACGCATCGCGTGTCCACCTGGTCAGGAGCGTGGTTCAGGTCTCGGCATCGGTTTCTGTTACAAAAAGTGTAGTGATATTCACGGGCCCGAATATACAGAGAGTGACGGCGCGAGTATATGTAAGAAACCGTGCCCACCCGGTATGACGACCGATCCCTTGACGTGCCGTCGCGAACCTCAAACAAAGACATCTGCATCGGCTCAAAAGACGTGCCCACCTGGTTGGTCACAGACGGTTGCAGGACCTGGTGGTATGTGTCGTCAGAACTGCTCGGATGGGTGGAAAGACTATGGTGGTTTGTGCTATCATCCGAACGTGAACACAGCACTTCTACTTAGAGGATACGATTATGGCGGGTGTCCTGGTGGGTATCGTACAGATCCCATGACTTGCTTCAAGGACGCGGTTTGTCACACCAACTGGTGTCCTGGAAAGTGGAGCTGGGGTGCATGCAAACCCGCGAAAACAGACTGTGACGGTCCACATGCGACGAGTCGTCCCAAAAGCTGTCCTGCTGGATACAGTGATAACGGCGCTGGCTGTACAGCCGTTTCTCGGCCAGTTCCCCAAAGCAAACCTCTGCTTGAAGTTGGGCAGTGTAACGACCCTTCGAAACCAGAAGCAAGTGGTGGTATGTGTTACCAAAAGTGTTCCGACTTTGGTGGAAGTTTCAAACGTTCGGCGGTCGGTTTGTGTCAAATGGATCTTATGGTTACCGAGCGTACAAAGACGCGACAACCAGAGGGTCCGTTTTTAGTCGCAAAACCGGCTGATCAATATGCACGGGAACCGAATGGTATTTCATATAAGGTGTTCCCAAAGAAGAGGAAGATTCCGTTTGGCAAGGGGCCTAACGGGTGTTAAAATGGTTCAGGCTCGTATGTGGAGACGGCAGGAGCCTGCACGACTTCGGGGGCCGGGGCCGGGGTTGGGACTGAGGCCGGGGCTGGTGTGGCCTCGGGGGCCTTCTGAGGGATATCTTGAGTAGACTGCTCTTTTTGTTTCCTGCTGATAAATTGGTTATACATGCTTGTAAATTCATTCAACTTTTTTTGACCATCGTTTAGTATTTTCAACCGCTCATCCGGGTTGTTGACGTCTTTTGCTTGTTTCATCATGTCATCCAATTCCCCAGTCAGCTTCTTGTATGTCGAGTCATACAAAGCCTTGGCAGCCTCAGGTGACATATTCTCCTGAAACTCAGGAAGATCCGTGTAAAATGATATTTGCCCTGAAAAAAGCCGCCATAACAAAACAAGCACAATGGCGAGAAGAAAGCCAACCACGACCGACTTGGCGTCGAACTTCATATTTACTTTTATCAGAAGAAAATAATATGCTCACAGTCGTGCGCAATTTCTACGACAATCCTGATGAGATGCGTCAGATGGCTCTCAGTTCCAAATATGAACTCATCAATTGGGGAAACTATATTGGAAGTGATACTGTCGATCATATGATAATGACACCTGAACTAGAGAGGAAAATCAAGCAATTTTTTCCAGAAAATTATTATCAAGTCACGTGTTCCCGTTTCAGAAAAGCCATCAAAGGAGACACGTACATGTCATATATTCACGTTGATTCCGAAGAAAGGAGCTCTGGGTGGCACATCCTCGTCTACCTTACGAAAGATGCTAATGTAAAGGACGGGCTCGTTTTTTATGATGACAAGGTTGGAACGAACATCACGAGTGTTCAAGAATATGAATATAACATGGCTGTTGTAGTCGATTACTCTTACTTTCACGCTCCTATGAACAAGACGGGGTTCGGAGATTGTGTCGAAAACTCGCGCCTCTTACATATTATAGAGGTCATGGACACTCGTACTACACACTACAAAGAGGCAATGCTCCGCTCCAGTGTTCGTAAACTTTTTCAAGAACATCCAAACAGCCGGGACGACGATCACGAGCCCCTTTCTCACTCTAAAACGTGAATAGGTGCGAGTAAAAGGATTGAAGAACTCGATATTAGACTGCGAGTCTTTTAAAAATATATAGATATTAAAGTGTTTTCCAGCCTCATTCTTTAATGGTACACATTGTTCTGGAGGTATGTAGACTATCCAACTATCTATTTTAATTGATAAATCATCGATATCTGTGAAATAATTGAACTCTTCAATATTCCGTAGATATCTTTTCATGAAACCCGTAAGTGGTTCAATTAATTCTGGTATATGTGCTTCTATGAAATCTATAGTTTCCATAGAGGTGTCGACGTCCAAGTTCTCGAGTATAAAATCACAGTCGTATGAAAACTCCTGTATGAAGTCCATGTTACTTAAAACTTATACGTATTCTATAAGTATGATTGAAAATTTGATAATAGGGGCTGGACCGGCTGGTATACAAATGGGGCATCTGTTCAAAGAATCGTACCTCATTGTCGAGAAAGAGGATTCACCATGTAGTTTCTTTCGAACATTCCCGCGACAGCGCAGGTTCATTTCCATAAATAAAAACAAACGGCAGCGGTATGACTGGAACTCGTTTGTAGGAACCGGAGACACGACTTTGCGTGATTATACCGAGGCACTCTACCCCTCTGCAGATGACTACTTGAAATATGTCTATGATTTCGTTGAAAAGAATAAAATAAATATACGTTACAACTTCGAGGTTGTCAGCATCGAGAAAGATGATGATATTTTTCTCATAAATGGAGGTGAACTTCGAGCTCGGCGGGTGTTTTTCGGCATTGGGGTCAGACCTCGTGAACCACCGATAAACCGGGGGTACACGTACGCAAACATGCCTTTAGATCCAGATGTGTACAGGGGGAAAAGAGTTCACATTATAGGTTCTGGAAATGCGGCTCTCGAAACAGCCGACTATATATCACCGTACACGGACGTTACAGAAATATGGGGCCGTAACGTCAATGCATGGAAGTCTCATTACCCCGGGAATGCCCGGAGCATAAATTTCACGTCTATAGATAATTATTATCTCAAGGCTCGAACAGTTATACATTTCACCGAGGAGGATTCGTTTCCACGATCTCGTCTCTATCAAGAGGCACTTGAGTATATCTATTATCATCCGGACCATCTCGTCATATGGTGTCATGGTTTCGAATTCAAATCCAAACTCGTGGATGGCCTGGTGGTGGTCGACAAGTTTCCTGTCGTGGATCACAACTTTGAAAGTACATTGTGCCCCAATTTGTTCTTCATCGGTGCTACGACACAAAACCACGACTATAAGAAGGGTACGTCGGCCTTCATACACGGCTTCCGCTACAATTGTGAATACCTCTACAAATACCTTACACGAACAATAGAATACACTCAGTTGAAAACGCGCGATGAGCTCATCTTAAAGGTTTTCAAACAATTGAACGAAAGCCCGGTCCTATTCCACAGGTTCGACCAGTTTTGTGACCTTATTGGTATTGATGAAGATTCATTCCACTATGTCCAGGAAATTCCAATAGGGGCGGTTGAACAGTTTAGAGACCCAAGCTGGTGCAGATATTTCACTATAAAATTAGGGTACACCAGAGACTTTGCTGACTCTTTCAACCAGGAGATCTATGTCCACCCAAAAGACGCCGATAAATGTAGGTTTATCCACCCAATTATCCAGTACAACTCATCCACTTTTCACTTGCCTGAAGAAGAGCTCAATGACTATGTACTTGACAAGACGCATATCTACCCGTTTCGCCTCTATCTCGAGCACATCATGGGAGGGCTATCAATCGGAGAAGTTAAAATGTTAATAAACGCTATATGAAGGTGCTCGTCGTAGTGTTAATCCTTCTAGTGACTGCCCTCGTCTGGTTAAACGTACAAGCGAACCAGAGATACATAAAGAAGAATCCTAATAACATCGAAAGGTACATTGCAAATCTAATAAAGGCCAACCCTCATCCCAATATAGTTACCGTTTATGATGTCACGGATAAATATATTGAAATGGAAAAACTTGATACAAATTGTGGTCCATACGATGAAGCAAGTCTTTCGAAAGCTCGTGACTATTTTTTGAAGCACAATATTGCTTATTTAGATTGGACACAAGACAATTTTGGAAAAGACGCGTCTGGGAACACAAAAGTTTATGACTTTAATTTTTCAGGAATAATGAACTCGACGAATGACGCATGGCGTGTTGAACCATGGCCGGGTCGTGTGTATCTCGAGACGAAGTTGACTGGAGCCACCACCCCCCTTGAATTTGAAGAGTATTCATTTCAAAACAAACACCTGTGGATCTAAAGCACAAACTTGAACACGATGAACAAGACGATGAGGGCGACGCAGATGCCAAGAATCCACATGCCAGCTCCATCCGGGATTGAAATACCAAGACTTTGAAGGAACGAGCCCGCCGCACCCCCTGCGGCGCTCCCTGCGCCACCTGCGGCCGAACTCGCCGCAGAGCCCGCCGCTGCACCTGCACGCGCAGCGAGTGTTGTGGATAGCGTCAGATTTCCCTTGGTGCCGGGAGCGGTCAGAGCCTTCTGAACCTTGATAGCCACTTGCGTCTTTGAGTACACCTTGTACACTGCAACGTCCGACCCATCGATCGGAGGCGTGCAATCAGTGCCTTCAATCTTGAGTGTGTCAGTTGCAAGTGCAACCATTTCAGGTGTGAATGTAATCTTTGCAACGTCCGTAGCCCCGAATCCCGCAACGCCACCCTCCTTCCCCGCCTCGATCTTTGTAATGCCCACCTTTTTGCCGTTGTTTTCCGAGTAATCAGTTGCTGCATATACCGCCAATGCAGAAGCTCCCGCGCCTGCAAGCGCCTTGCCTGGGTTTTTCTTTGCCCAGTCCAGCACGCCCTCCGCGTCCTTCGACACCTTTGCAGCATCATCGGCCTTTCCAGCAGTCTTGCCAGCATCTGCCGCATCGTCAGCCTTTGTAAGACCCTTGGCTCCGGCACCAGCTTCGTCGCCCGCCTTTGCGATACCCTTTGCACCAGCCCCAGCTTCGTCACCTGCCTTTGCAAGACCCTTTGCAGCGTCGCCGAGATTATCCGCCTTCGCGAGACCCTTGACTCCGGCCCCTACATCATCAGTTCCTTTCAACAGTTTGGAAGCATCGCCAAGACCACCAGCACCCTTTAGGGCATCGGTCAAGCCACCGGCACCTTTCAATGCGCCTGCTGGGGGGAGTGCTTTCGCACCACTTGTGGCGAGGTCCAGTGTACCTGGACTGATTCCCTTTCCAAGTGTTTTTCCGACATCACCTAAAGCTGAAAAGCTAACCATATAGTAGTTATCAATAATAAAAATGATCGTCACGGACGCTACGGTCTTCAGACCATACTATGAAATCAACGGACGCAAGTACATTGACCTTCAATTTCAAAACAAAATTCAGAAGGTCAAAGTTCCCTGGAGATATGGAAGGGTCATGTGTCGGGTCACAGGGGACAAGACTGTTCAAGAACTCCAACAAGGTGACACCGTGCGTGTCGGAATAAAAACCGTCAATTGGAACGGCTTAGAACATTTGGTCCTTGAACATATAGAATGCTTACGCGTCACGGACTTGTCCTGACGAATTTTGATCCAAAAATAAAGAAGGAACTGACAGTACGACCAGTGGAGAATGCACTTGGGTTTCACGCCCCAAGTTTCAAAGTCTATAGACTTTCGGGCTCCGATCTTGTTGTCCCTCGGTACTTCGCCCCGGCCACCAAAGATTCCAGAGTGGCTCCAGTTGGTACTCCTGGGATCAATTTTGGTGGAAAATTGCGAGAAGCCACGAGACAACCAGAAGCGTTTGCGGCTGGTGTCAAAGCCTTCCAAGAGGTTGGCGGTGGGGTGTTATCGCTTCCGTGTGGGTTCGGGAAAACAACCGTCGCCTTGGCTCTGGCGGCACACTTGAAGGTTCGGACCATGATTGTCGTTCACAAAGAGTTTCTTGCAAATCAGTGGGTCGACAAGATTCAAGAGTTTTGTCCAGGTGCTTCCGTTGGTCGTATCCAGGGTGACGTGTTTGATATCGAAAAGGACTTTGTCATTGCTATGATCCAAACCATGTGCCTCCGTGAACACCCGTCAAAGGCCTTTGACTCGTTTGGACTCTTGATCGTGGATGAAGCGCATCATATCGGTGCTCCCGCCTTTTCCCAATTTATGTTCAAAATTTGTCCCAAGTATACTCTCGGACTCACTGCGACGCCTGAACGGAAGGATGGGCTTACACGGCTCTTGTATTGGTTCTTGGGTCCCGAGTTTTTCCGTATCGAGCGAACCGGACAAAAAGCAACACGGGTGTGTATACTCAGGTACGAAGACCCCGAGTTCCAGAAGCCGCCGCCCGTCACGCGTTTCGGAAAAGTCAATGTCGCGGGGATCATTAATGAGTTGACAGAACTCGAACCACGAAATCAGTTGATTCTGAATACCATTGACAATCTCATTCAGGAGGGCCGAAAGGTTCTGGTACTGAGTGACCGTCGGGAACATTGCTTCTATTTTCATACAAAATTGGGAACCTCTAAGTCTGGTCTGTATATCGGTGGACTCAAGGAGGCGGAGTTGGAAGAGGCGGCAAAGAAACAAGTGGTGATTGCCACGTTTCAGTTGGCCCATGAAGGTCTTGATATCCCGTCACTCGATACGGTCATACTCACAACACCGAAGAGTGATATCAAACAAGCTATAGGTCGGATTATGAGAGACGGGGGAGGGAACGGACGTTCCCGGGATCCTCTCATAGTCGACGTACTGGACCATTGGTCCGTATGTTTTGCCATGCACGCCAAGAGACGCGCCGTGTACCGCGAGTTAGGGGCGACAATCGATGGTCAGGAACCTGAAGAGTCTGGACCCCTGGGAATACAGAAGGGTCAGTGTGCATTCATTTAATTTCTTTCCTAAAATCAAATGATGCTTACTCCAGGAGCTATCACGAGCCAGGCATATGATACCCAGGTTCGGATTCATAACGCAATTGCCCAGGACATTATCGATGTTGCTTCCGCCAAGCCATGTGCGTGCCTGGGTGCACAGGACTATGCCCCCGTGTACCAGTCCTCTGTGGATAAGTAAAGAGACCGAGGCGGGCGTGTGCGCCCGGGTCGTGATCCCTACGGCTTGCGGAACGAGTCAATAATACCCATAAGTATAATGGATGCCACAAAAGCCATTGCAATGTAGTTGCACTCAGTGTCGTCTGAGGTTGGCGGTGCCGCTGATTGCATTGGCTGTCGCGGTGGAGGAGGGGGTGGTTTATATTCTTCAAATGGCGCGTACGAGACTGCCATTTCCTACATTTAGTTTATAAAAATTTTTGCGAATGACCCTAGATGGAGACTTCCTTCTTCTTGCGTCCTCCGCCACCGCCTCGCTTCTTCTTCCCGTCCTGATTCAGAGCAACCTCACGGGTATCCGGATCACCATCGTCGATGGACACGATGTCAGACACTGACTCTGCTGCGTCGCCACCACCGCCGCCGCTCCGGGTCATCATTGCAGGAGGAGGGCCCATCATATTCATCAGGGACCCAAAGTCCATCCCGGGACCACGCATGTCACGTGCTCCACCGTTCGGTGTGCTGGGAAAGTTCGTTGCAGGAATCTGGCCTCCCTGAGTCCTCTGCACAGCATCCATCATGTTCTGCATGAGCCCAGGGTTCTGCTTCATCACCTGAGTGACGTTTGGAACAGCCGCCTTGAACATGCTATTGGTCAAGTGGAACATCATTGCAGATCCGCCAACCATCATAATCAGCTTAATCTCCGGTGCCACCTGGACCTTCGTCTTGTACTTGTTATACAGCTCTTCGAAGACGCCATCATAGTCCTCGACATTCTCCATCATGTTCTGCGACCACCCATTCAGCTCCAGGTCAAAGGGATCGAACTTATCGTTCAGGAACTCCAGACCGGTCACGCACGCAATAAGCATGCGACGCTGGAACTTGATGGACCGATCCACCTCGATACCATACATCATACGCTTGTACTCCGTGCGAATCTCCTCAACGTCGCTATAAATCGTCAAGCGAGCGCTGGTTGCAACGCCCTTCTTTGACAAACGGCTAATTTTGTTCAAGAGGTCCGCCTTCTCATCCTCGATGGTCTTGTACCCCTCGCTTGGAACCTGAGCGCCACCTCCAGGTTGAAACTCGCCACCCTCTGGGCCTCCCTCGTACTCGTCGCCCTCCTCACCACCATCAAACTCCTCCGGAGGTGGTGCTGGAGGTGCCGTCCGCTTTCCAGGGTTCATGAACATATCCAAGCCGTCATCAGCAGGAAGCGCCTCCTGGGGAGACGGTCCAGGCGCACGCTTTGCAAACGGACTCGGCCGAGACGGTCTCGGTTTCAGGGCAACCGACTTTTTCTCCGGGACGTGAATGGTAATCTCATCGAGCATCTTCGCCTCGTCGTCGTCCATATTCAGCGCCTTGCCACCACCCGTGTCGAAGGAAAACTCCATCTTTAGAATGTTTAGGGAAAAGTGATTCTTGGCTTTAACGCGGATCTGTCAAGTTGACCTCAGGTCATTTTTATTTCGAAATTGAAAAAAGGCTCTGGCGGACCCGAAAAAAATGTAGACTATTTCTAAATGACGTTCAAGGTTGGGAAGATGCTGGTTCATGCAGTCATCATTGGCCTTCTGATGGCCATCCTGGTTCTCCTGGTTCGCGGTCAGGGGGCCGTCAGCAGCTTCGCACCCACCAGCGGCGCGCCTCTGGTTGTGAGCGCCGGTGCAAACGCGAGCAAGGATCCAGCAAGCATCTTTGACCTGAAGGTGGGTCTGGACTGTGTTGCCGGCCCGTCCGAGAAGGCCGAGTGGTACTCCCAGGGTCTGAACCCAGGAGGCCTGTGCAACTCGTCCGAGTACGTGCGTGACCAGATGCGCGACTATGAGGTGGTTGATGGCATTGGTGGGTCGCTTCTGGAAAAGTAAAAAGATCCGTATACAGTAATGAACGCTTCTTGTGAACAGTACGAGACGTACACCATCAAGCTGGACTCGCGCGGGGCCACCTCAAACAGTTCGTTCGTCGGGTACTTGAACATCCCGCTACGAAACGTCGTGAAAGCCGAGCTCCTCTCAGCATCGATTGCATCAAATGCTGCAACGACACCAGCCCTGTACGTGTATGTGAACGAGCTCGTGTCCAAGTTCAATGACAAGGCGGATCTCCAGATGACTCTTGGCGTATCAGGCACCAGTTCGAACGTTGGTTCGACACCCACTCTGACCACGTCAAACACCTATCTGCTTCACTCGTCGCTCGTGTGTGTTCCAACAGAACAGGCGGCTCAGAGAACCATTTTCACGTCTGGGAACTTTTGGGACACGAGCATTGAATTTATAGAACCAATTCGACAGATTCAGACGTTGACAGTCATTATTTTGAAAGATGATGGCAACTTGCCATCTCTTACAGGGGCAACGCACTTGGTCCTTCGATTCACATGTGCAAAGCCAAACAAGTGTTTGTATTAGGACCGAGTCCGACTCGTGACTCATGTAGTTCAAAAGGGCGCCCCTCGGTCTGAAAACTAAAGTTTCCTTTTACTAGAAATGGACTACGTCGTGTACGTAGATTCCAATAATCGCAATGCGCAACTATTTCCAAATTCAAATTCATATACTCTGTTTCTGACGACCCCCATCTATAACGTATCAAAGGTGGAGGTTCTCTCGGCCATGTTGCCGAACGTCTTCAGTTCGCAGTATCTGACTTTGGATATCCAAGAGCTTCGGTCGACACAGACCCTTGTTGCCTCGGCACTGACGTCAAACACGACTGTCAACTCAAACTCGTACTCCGGGACTTTTGCCTTCATTCCCGTCAAGGCGGCCACGTCCCTTGCTTCGAATGCAGTCACATTTTCAAACACGAGTTTCATTTATAACAACGAAATTTACTCCCAAAATTACAAGATTGCGACCGAGTACCCTTCACGTATTGATAGTATCGACCGTCTCACAATTTCATGGAAAAATGCAGGGAACGGAGCCTTGTTCTATGACTCTGTACTCAACCGTGATCTCGGACGGAACATGTTTTTGCTTCGGTTTGAGACGGTTCAGGTTCCAGTCGAGCCCGAGCGGCTCCCTCTCCTCCCAGCACCCGTCGCATGGAACTCGTCCAGTGAACACACGAAAATATATATGATTTTGGCTGCTGCTCTTCTCGGTCTTTTACTCATCGTGTTTTCGCGTCCTCGTCAGCAAATAAATGCTCGCCCTTAATAGATGTGTGATAGTATCACAAACGGAGACCCCATATCCATCGCCACAACAGGTGGCGGTGGAGGAGGTGGTGGCGAATGCTGTGCCCCAGCGAACGTTATTATCGCATCAAACGTCCTCAATACAACCGGAAACGTCATAGCCGGAAACGTCATTGCAGGCGACGGAACGTTTACAGGGAACTTGTACGTTTACGGAAGTATTATAGGAAATCTCAGTTTTCAGACACTTAACGCGGTAACTATAAACACAGGGTCTATAGTGTCTGGTGCGTACTACGGAAACGCATCAGGGCTTTCAAACTTGAATGCGTCAAACATAAAAGGGTCGGCAAACTTGACAAATCTCTACGTTCAAAACTCCGTCACAACAACGAACCTGTTTTTTCAAAACTCAATTTTGAGTACAAATTTGCCCGTGTTCAACACGGCCCAAGGAACATGGGGGTCAAGTTCCAACGTGTCTCGGGTGACGGTTGATCAGTACGGACGAGTCTCTGGAGCGTCGAACGTCGCCATTACATCATCCCAATGGACGACCATAGACGCCAATATCGCATATGCAAACGGCGTATCCATCGGCATTCTTAGTAACCCACCCACGGGGTCGAATCTGTACGTTGTTGGCACGACAAACGTGACGAGCCTCAACGTTTCAGATACCCTGTATGTGAACGGTGCATTCACGTCCAATGCAACGAACACATCATTCCTTTTCGACACACTTACAATTCCGTACCTAAACACCTTGAATATCCAGGCTCAGGGAACATCGAACATGAACGTCATTTTTGCAAATGCGTATTACGGAAACGGGGCTGGGTTAAGTAATATCAACGCCTCGAACCTGGCTTTTGGAGTCATCAACAGTGCCCTCGTGTATGGAAACACCTTGAGTAACATTCAGGTTTCGAACATTGCAGGGTTTGTGACCGGGAACGCCCTCAGTAACCTCAACGCCTCGAACCTCGCGTTCGGGGTTGTGAATAGCGCGCTCATCTACGGGAACACGCTTTCAAATCTCAACTTTTCAAACATCACGGGCTTTTTGTCCAACACTTTGAGTAACCTGAACGCCTCGAACATAGCCTTTGGGGTCATAGATAGTGCACGCATCTACGGGAACACGCTTTCAAATCTCAACTTTTCGAACGTCACGGGCTTTTTGTCCAACACTTTGAGTAACCTGAACGCCTCAAACATAGCCTTTGGGGTCATAGATAGTGCACGCATCTACGGGAACACGCTTTCAAATATTAATTCTTCAAATTTGGTTGGAAATGTTGCATATGCAAATGTCGCCCTTGTCGTATCACAGGCATCCCAACCAAACATCACGTCCGTGGGTACACTTACGAGCCTCAACGTGTCCGGGACGTCCAACACGTCAGCCCTTGTGGTTCCCGGATCACTTACGGCAAACGCAACAAACACTACATTCTTTTTTGACACTCTTGTTATTCCATATTTGAATGTGACGACGTCTGCAAATATCGCATCTCTCGTGGTACCTACGGCCAATATAGGCACTCTGAACGTCCTTACAATTTCAAACTTAAATTCCTTGACCACAAACCTGACCGCCTCGACAGCCAACATTGGAACACTCAATGTCATTTCAATTTCAAATTTAAATTCATTGACCACGAACCTGATTGCCTCGACAGCGAATGTTGGGACCCTCAATATTGTTTCAATTTCAAACTTAAATTCACTTACCTTGTCAAACCTTACCGTGACGTCAAACATTATACCAACAACGGGTGGGAACACATACGTCCAAGGAAACCTCGTCGTCGCTGGAAACGTGTTTTCATCCTTGGGTGTTCCTCTCGGGGAAGGTGGTGGGTACTACCTTTCCTTACCGACGGACATTGCGCTCCAACCTCCGTATACGGGGGCAGTGTATGGAACCACGTACCCTTTGAGCGTCGGTCTCAGTAACGGATGGAACATCACGGGAACAAGTACCATGATTACCATAACAACAAACGGGAACTTCAAGTTCAATAAAGCGGGTCCGTACATGCTCAGTGCCGTGTTCCAGGGGTCGACGGACAATATCACGGGTCTGGCCGTCGGGTCGAACGTTGCAGACGTTCATGGAACCGATCAAGGGTACTTGTACAGATACACGACATTTGTGACTCAAAATCCTTCAGAACTTATTAAGATCCCGATAAGTGTCACGGACATTACAAAGTACTATTACCTGGACATATGGTGTGTCGACGGTGGGGCACTCAAAGCCACCACGACCGGTACGGGCGGGACGTACATGACAATCACACCCTTGACCGGCGGAGGACTTGCAACGGGTGGGCCGGGCGGAACACCTCCGTCCCAGTGGATCAATTCTGGTTCAAATATTTACTTTTCAAATTTCGTTGGAATTGGTGCAATCAATCCACAATACAATTTGGACGTTTCTGGAGACTTGCGTGTTACAGGCAACATCTACGGGAACGTGGTTGGGACGACGATTTTCTCAGTCGTCAAGGGGCTTACAAGCAATTACGTGGCGACAGCGTCCGACTATTACATAGGCGTGAACGGAGCTGCTAAAGTCACCTTGCCTCTTGGGTCTTCGGTTCCAGTCGGAAAGTCATACGTCGTGAAAGACGAGTCAGGGAACGCGTCCGTCACGTCCGTGCTTCTTCAGGCGTCCGGATCTGACGTCATTGACGGGTACTCGAACGTCACGATGGCTTTGGACAACATATCACTGACGACCATCTGGACAGGATCTCGGTGGAGTTTAATCTAAGTGTTTAGTAATGGGGTACATCATAAATTCTGATATTACTCTGAAACATACGGAACAGGTCGATTCTTTCGGCCGGCTCCGTGTGAGTAACCCCGTGACCCTGCTTGACTCTCAAAACAGGTACCAATTAAATTCAAAATTCTATTCAAACATTGTCGGTACTGGGTGTACAGTCAATTATGTTCTGTCCCAGTCATCTGCAAACCTTTTCGTGACGAGCAACGTCGGTGATTACGTAGCACGCGAGACCAAATACGTTTTCAATTACCAACCAGGCAAGTCCCTCTTGACCATGTCAACCTTTGTCATGACCCCGGCCAAGTCCGGCCTTGTCCAGCGTGTTGGGTACTATGGCTCGGACAACGGGTACTTTATTCAGCTCGGATCAAACACGAGTCCAACGTCTTTGTATTCGAACGTGTACCTCGTCCAGCGATCAAACTCGCTTGGAACAGTCACAGAAACTGTTGTGGATCAACCGAATTGGAACGGCGACCGACTTGATGGGTCGGGCGCATCGAAAAAGGTTCTGGATATAACCAAGTCTCAAATTTTCTATTCAGATACGGAATGGCTCGGCGTCGGGTCTGTTCGCCTCGGCGTCGTGATCGACGGTGTATACATAACCTGTCACACATTCAATCACGCAAACATCATACCGTACGCGTATACGACAACAGCCTGTTTGCCCTTGCGTTACGAAATCTTCAATGCGGCTGCAACAGCCAGTAGTTCAAATTTGACTCAAATTTGTTCGACCGTTTTGTCCGAAGGTGGATACGAGCCTAAGGAGGTTCTGTTTGTTCAGTCGAACGTGTCTACGACAACACTTAGCGCGACCCTCCGTCCTCTGTGTTCCATTCGACTCGCCCCGGGACGTCTCGATGCATTGGCCGTTGTGAAGCAATTGGCGGTCGCGTGTGGAACGCCAAACGACTTGGCACAGTGGCGACTCGTTCTGAACGGGACCCTAACCGGTGCAAACTGGCGCGCACACACAGATAGTACGAACGTTCAGATTGATGACTCGGCGACGGCCATTACCGGTGGACGTGCTATAGAAACCGGATTTGCACAGACCGGTGCTGGGAGTACAATTCTCGAGGGCGCATTCTTTGAGGCTCAGATTGGGCGCAACTCGTACACGCAGACGAGTGACATTATCACTCTATGTGGAATCCAGTGTACAAACAATCCTCAGACGTATTGGGTCTTAGCATGGGCCGAGTTGAATTAGTTCTGGGACACGTAGTCTTCCAAACTCGATTTGACGTGTGGCTCGCCCTCAAGCGTGACGCCCGTGACATGGACTTTATCAGGGTCATAGCCCCACTTACGCAAAAGCTCCTTCTTCGCCTCAATAAACCGCATACCAGGACGCGAGTACCGAGAGTACACCTGGACAAAGGGTGCAGCACTCTTTGGCCCGAGCCCAGACTCGACGATGGCATACGAGTCATAGTCCGTCTCGAGGACCGTATAGTTTGCAGGAGGGACGAACGGCGCGGATGGAAACCGCAGGGAACACGAAATGATGCCTCTACTTGACGCCGTTCTCGGACACGTCACAACACCTTTAATTCCACTCACATGGCCGTCCAGGTGGCGACACCCCGTCTGGACGTCCAGTTCATCGCGATCTGGGTCATACTCGTAGACACCTCTGGTATCCATACAGTCCGCTTGGCCAAAACCAGCAAACCCTTTCTTGATACTCATAGTCTCGTACCATGCACCCGAGTACTTGAACGGGTCGAACGTCGCCATATGGGCGGCCAGAAGAAGATACATCTATTTTTAGTCTGGAATTAAAGTAGATGAGTTTCTCGCGCTCAGGGAGTACAGCTCCAGCTTTTTCGTTCCCCATAGGGGTTGGGACATTTACAGATGTGAATGCATCCAACACGGTGACCGCTTCTTTGTACCGTGGAGACGGTGGTCTCTTATCGAACATTTCTGGGTCTTCAGGTGCCGTCTACGGAAACTTAATTTCAAACATAAATTCGTCAAACGTGACCCAACCCTTTGCAAATGTGATCATAGGTCCTACACCCACATCCGTCCAGGCAAATCTTCACGTCGAACAAGCAAACGTGTTTATCGGAAACTCGTATTGGGTCGGGACAAATTCGACAAACTCCGTGATAGGGGGTCCAACCCGTCTCGTCTTTGATAATACCACAACTCCGTACGCGGCAAACAAGATTCTGCTTCATTCAAACACGGCCTCGGCAAACATATGCGGGTTCGGGGTCGTCGGCGTGTATGACATCACCCCGATCACGCTGGGATACTATACGTCTGGAGAGCACTCGTTCACTGTCGGAGCGAATCAGAATTTCGGAGGCACAACGGCTTTTACGATTCGCAGTACGGGTGCCATTGATATGAACGGAAATAAGCGTGCAAAGCTCGATATTGGAACTCTTGGAACCCCGTCCTCAAATACAACCGTTCGTATCGACGGATCGAACGTTGCGCTCGTGACGTCCGGAGCGGGTCTCGTCGGGTTCGGGACGACCACACCAACCTCGAACCTTCACGTTATTGGGAACGTGTATGCGTCGAACGCCGTTCAGGCCACTAACGTCACGGCGACGACGGCGAACGTCGGAACACTGAACGTCTGGCAGGTTTCGAACCTGACAACGCTCACAGTCACAAACAATCTGTACGCGGCGAATGCTCTCACGACCACAAACGTTTTTGCGACGACGGCGAACGTCGGAACACTGAACGTCTGGCAGGTTTCGAACCTGACAACGCTCACAGTCACAAACAATCTGTACGCGGCGAATGCTCTCACGACCACAAACGTCTTTGCGACAGCTGGTGCGAGTATAGGTTCATCGGTTTTGGGTACAAACGTTTTTGTGGCTTCTAATACTTTTGGTGGGTCAAACGTATTAATCATGAATACTTTGGGTCGCGTCGGTATCGCCACGACGAGTCCAGGGTATCCCCTTGATGTAGGAACAACAGTAAACATCACAGCTTCGGGGAATGAAACGATACGTTCAAAAGGTCCACTTATCATCGGAAATGGAACAAACGATGGAAATCGTTTCATTTCGGCACTCGATTCGAGTATGGTGGGCGGTGATTCGCGCTATTTCGTCCTTGGAAAGGCTGGGAGTGTATACAACCAGGCTGAACTCTCGTATTATCATGACGCAGATGGTTCGATAAACAACAAGATGTACTTGGGATTTTTTAGCAAAATTGTCATGACTCTTGCGGCATCGGGAAATATTGGTATCGGTATACAGGTTCCATCGGCAAATGTACACGTCCTAGGGAACGTCTATGCGTCAAACGCTCTTCAGACCACCAACGTCATATGTACGGCCGTCAACTCTGTGACACCAATTTCGTTTCGAAATCGAGTGATTAATGGTGACTTTTTCATAGATCAACGAAACGCTGGGTCAAATAGCACGCCTACAGTTGACGGCAAGTCGCCCATAGATCGCTGGAAAGTAAATATCGCCGGGTCAGGTCGGTGTCTCGTCGGCCAAACTCTCGGGGCAATCACATCACCCACGGGGTTCACAACCTATTTCGGTATGAAAGTGACGACCACGACATCTGTCGGATCAGGAGACTATTTCTTTTTGAGTCAAGTTATTGAAGGGATCAATACGGTTGATTGGTTGTTTGGAACGGCCGGGGCCAAGACGGTCACTCTGAGCTTTTGGGTCTATAGCTCACTCACAGGAACCATGGGTGGGTTTGTTCGAAACTCAGGAACGACCGCTGGAAACTATACGCGATCGTACCCTTTCACATTCTCAGTCTCATCTGCAAACACATGGGAATATAAGACGATCACGATACCTGGAGACACGACCGGTCAATGGCTTAATGGTCAGACGGACGGGCTCGAGTTTGGGATTGAATTATGGAACGGGTCTGCGTTTCAGTCAGCACCTGGTGCATGGGCCGCTGGAAACTATACGGGGCCTTCGGGAGGAACGGCAAACTTTGCAGGAACACTCAACTCGTACATGTACGTGTCCGGATTCCAGTTTGAAATTGGGTCGAGCGCAACGCCATATGAGCGAACACTCATAGATCACCAGCTGACAGCGTGTCAACGGTACTATGAGCCAACGATCGTACGCGTCGGCGGATACAATACTTCTGGGGCGTTCATGCGAGGCTCTGTCTATTTTAATACAAAAAAGAGACCCGCAGCGTCCCCGACATTTACGGTCATTTCAACACTTGAAAGCAGTAACGTAGGATCCTTGAACTTTGACAACTCCAACTATGATCAGAGTTCAGCGCGTTTCCTCGTCTCCACTACGGCCACCGGGGATGCATATGGTCAATGGAAGGTCAGCGTTGACGCAGAGTTTTAAAAATCTACAACAGTTTTAGGTCAATGCACCTAGAAGAGATTGACGGTCTTCTCCATATTTTGGATGAAAATTACGAAACCATACATCTGTTTGAGCGGGCACAGAGGAGTTCGGATCCGGACCAACCTCTTCTCTCGAGGGCCGCCTACAAACACATGTGTGGATGGGTCAAATTGCACTGGAAGCCTGAAGACGATCCGAACGAAATCTGGACACGTGCTGAACAGTCATGGGATGAACTCACCCCCGAACAACAGATGTATCTCTGGACACTGAGTCACCAAGAGGAACAAAACGCTCAAGACTTGTGTACCGCGCTTCTTGCGCACTTATCAGAGTACAGAGGTCTTAAGAATGTAAAGAATGCTTTTAAAAGTGCTATTCAATCTGTATTAGAACAATTCTCTTGAGTAAAAACAAGCATGAGTCTTCCACTGTACATGCCTGCAAAGATCCATTTGCTCCAGAAGCGTCGTTTGGCGATTCGGCACGCGCAGTTCTTGTGTGCCCGCTACGAAAAGACCAAGGAGTGTACAATTGCTTGGGACTATGTTGATGATATCACGCAAGCGATTCATAAGCTTGACGAGCGAGTCATCGAGTGTTTAGAGTCTCCTATTGACAAAGACGCATTTACAGCATCTTAGAGATGTACGTCAGCAGCAGCACAAACACCAGGGCGTGGAGCAGCACACCCACCTGGGTGGGGCGGCCTGCAGCGTCCTCAACGTAGCCGCCGACCAGGGGCAGCTTGCTCACCAGATCATAGGTCAGGGGGTTGGCAACCAGGAAGAAGGCAACGAACGCAGCAACCTGAGACATTTGGTACTATAGACTGGGAAAAAATTTAGTTTTTCGTGATCCTGACATAGCCGTTACTGGTACACCGACCTATGGCCGTGATTGTTCCGGTGGAATACGAACCACCGCCTCCTCCTCCGTGAAACTGAGAAACGGGAATTCCTCCCGCACCTCCTGAATATCCACCACCTCCTCCGCAGCATGCGCGCGAATCGTTTCCCCCTCCACCTCCGCCACCACCCCCAAACCCGCCGTCTCCACCGGGAAACGTGTATCCTATACCACCTTTGGATCCTCCTAAAAAGCCATTTGCATATGACGAACCACCCTTTCCATGAAGAGCCGCCACACCCGCTGTAACGTACCCACCGTTCGACAAGACACCGGCACCGCACCCTCCGTTGCCGTATGAACTCGTGAACCCTCCGACCATAGAGCCACCGTTTCCATTCGTTCCACCTGTTCCCTGACCACCGCCATCTTTCGTACCTGAGGTCCCCGATTCACCACAAATACCCAGACCGACCGAGCCGGAAGCCTGATTGTTTCCACCACCACCTGATGCCGCTAAGATGAGTGTACCATCCTCCTGAATAACAAACGAACCACCACCACCTCCGTGACCTGAACTCGTTCCCTTGATTCCATTTTGTCCCACGATAACCTGAAGCTTCTGACCCTGTGTAAATGTGAATGTAGAACTTATGATGTTACCCAGACCGTTTGACGCCGAAGGGAACCCACCGGCAGCACCAGCCGCTTGAATCGTGTATGAGCCCGTCGTTGGAACCGTCCAGAGTTGAAACCCCTGAGTCACCACATTCAAGTACGACTGGTTTTGAGTCCAGGACGTTGCCGAGTAGGCCGCCTTGACTTGATTGTATGTGGGTCCTATGTTCCCCGTCGCCCCCGCGTTCGAAAAGACAAAGCTCGTGAAAGCGTAAAGATTTGTAGGAATAGACGAAGTAAAAGTTGCCCGTCCCGACCCCGTTGCTTTAAATAATGCAGAGCCCCCGGAAGTGTTTCGAAACACGGTGCTCATCTGGTATTTCCGCACCTTTTTTTTACTCTGTAAATACCAGATGGGCTACAGTAATGTGGCTGGAGACTTGAACGTCTATGGGACAACGACACTCAGTGCGTTGACCATGAACGGTCCTATATCGGCAAAGAACATCACAAGTACAGGAGTATTGAACTTTGCAAACGTTATTGCCTCGAACTTGACTGTTACGAACGCCTTTATCGTTACAGCCACGAACACACAGGTTTCAAACTCAATTTCAATTACAAATCAGGGGACAACGACCGCTCTGTATGTGAACCAGAATGAGTTTCCGAACATGACGTATAACGTAGCTGAGTTCTGGGACCATACCCAACTTGCAATGGTCATTGACGGAAACGGGAACGTGGCGATCCACCAGGCTTCGAGTCCTGGGTACGCGTTTACAGTTGTTGACGGGGCTTCTATAGACAAATTGACCCTTGGGACACCTCTGAGCATATCATCAGGTGGGACAGGAACGGCGTCTGGGGCGACACAGAACTACGTATTTGCCGGACCATCTGCAGGGTCGGCCGGTGCACCCCTGTTCCGCGCCCTCGTGAATGCTGACTTGCCATCCTCAATTTCAGTCTCAAATATCTCAGCAAACGGAGCGTCCCTATATTCACTCAACTCGTCGAACCTTGTAGGGAACGTTGCAAATGCTGATGTGTCTCTGGTCGTGTCCCAAGCTGCTCAACCAAACATTACGTCTGTAGGGACCTTGACGGGCTTGAACGTCCAAGGTCTTTTGATTGTGTCAAACGGGTTTGGAATTTCAAACATAAATGGAGCAAACGTCTCGACCGTTCCGACGGCACAGAGCGTCACAGTTGCTGCCCAGACAAACATCACGTCTGTAGGTACTTTGACAGGTCTCAACGTCCAGGGTCTCTTGATTGCGTCAAACGGGTCTGGAATTTCAAACATAAATGGTGCAAACGTCTCAACCGTTCCGACGGCGCAGAGCGTTACAGTTGCTGCCCAGACGAACATCACGTCTGTAGGTACCTTGACAGGTCTCAATGTCCAGGGTCTCTTGATTGCGTCAAACGGGTCTGGAATTTCAAACATAAATGGAGCAAACGTCTCAACCGTTCCGACGGCACAGAGCGTTACGGTGGCCGCCCAGACAAACATCACGTCCGTAGGTACTTTGTCAGGTCTCAATGTCCAGGGTCTCTTGATTGCGTCAAACGGGTCTGGAATTTCAAACCTAAATTCGTCAAACCTTGTTGGGAACGTCGCAAACGCCGATGTCGCCCTGGTCGTGTCACAGGCGGCTCAACCAAATATCACGAGTGTAGGACTCCTGTCAAATTTAGCCGTTTCCAATTCCTTAACAACATCGAACGCATTTTTGTCTGGAAATTTGAACGTCCAACAAACGGCCAACATCTTTGTCGCAAATATTGCAAACATTTACACGACCAACATTGTCGGGTTCATAGGTTCACAATGGACAACGGGAACGGGAAACATCTATTACTTGTCAAATGTTGGAATAGGGACGAGTGCTGTTTCTTCGAACTTGACCGTAGTAGGAAACGTCTACGTGTCTAATGCGATCACAACAACCAACGTGTTTGCCTCAAGTCTGACAGCACAAACCGGGACGTTTTCAGGTACTGTGACACAACCCATAAGTATAAGTACTCTGGGTTCCTACGTGGGTGGTCAATCTCTCATGTCCACCGGACAACCAATCAATACGTTCACGGCATCGTACCCCAACTTTTTAGCGACCGGTGGGTCCCAGTTTTACTTTAACGACACGGTCGCTGCAACGCAGTTGATAAGCACTTCTGGGGGCGGAGCGTTTGGTATTTCAATTGCGTTTTCAGCCGACGGAAACACGGCACTCGTCGGTGCAAATCAGGCGTCTAGTCTAGATGGATATGCGGCCATCTATAGGTACACGAACGGATCATGGGGAACGGCTACGACACTGACGAGTACAGCTGGTACAGGTGCACAGTTTGGTAGTGTGGTTGCACTCTCCGCTGATGGAAACACGGCGCTTGTTAGTGCACGTCCATACCCGAGTACAGGGTACGTGGCTGTGTTTCGATACTCGAACGGGTCATGGGGAACAGCTACGACACTGACAAGTACGAGTGCGAATGCGACATCATTAGCACTCTCAGCCGACGGGAACACGGCACTTGTTGGTGCAGGCACCGCGTCCGGTAATGCAGGGTACGCGGCCGTGTTTCGATACTCAGGTGGGTCATGGGGTTCGGCGTCTACGCTTACAAGCACAGCTGGTGCGACCGCACAGTTCGGCTATTCCGTTGCACTCTCCGCGGACGGGAACACGGCACTTGTTGGTGCACCGTATGATTCCACGAATGCAGGGTACGCAGTCGTGTTTCGATACTCGAACGGGTCATGGGGTTCGGCGTCTACGCTTACAAGCACAGCTGGTGCGAGTGCATACTTTGGAAATTCAGTTGATCTCTCAGCCGATGGAAACACGGCACTTGTTGGTGCATTCCAGGCATCGAGTCTGTCGGGGTACGCAGCGGTGTTTCGATACACGAGCGGGTCATGGGGGTCTGCATCCACACTCACAAGCACGGCGGGTACGAGTTCATTGTTTGGCGCTTCAGTCTCACTCTCGGCTGATGGAAACACGGCACTTGTTGGTGCACACTTTGCATCCAGTCAAGATGGGTACGCAGCGGTGTTTCGATACACGAGCGGGTCGTGGGGGTCTGCATCGCCTCTTACAAGCACTGCTGGAACATTTGCACGGTTTGGTTATTCAGTTGCACTCTCCTCGGACGGAAACACGGCACTCGTTGGTGCATCCAGTGGTGCTGGGTACGCGGCAGTATTCACGGTCGGGCCCAAGTTTTTGGTCAACAACACGTTTGCCGTCTATAACGGTCAAGTGGGTATCGGAACGACGACGCCTACGTCGAACCTCGCGGTGGTTGGAAACGTGTATGTGTCCAATACACTTTCGACTGGAAATTTGAACGTCCAACAAACAGCCAACATTTTTGTTGCAAATATTGCAAACATTTACACGACAAATATCGTCGGGTTCATCGGTTCACAATGGACAACAGGAACGGGAAACATCTACTACCTTTCAAACGTGGGGATAGGAACAAGTGCCGTCACAGCAAACTTATCAGTCACTGGAAACATCTACGCCTCGAACGCCATACAAACAACAAACGTCATAGCACTTAACATCCAAACCTCGAACCTTATTCCCGCGACCCAAGGTCTTTTCATGAATTTACAATCAAATTTTGTACTTACAGGAAATTGGAACGGGAACATTGCAAGTACTACAATCACAACCTCGAACCTGTATACGCTCTTTAACGGGACGGGTGGGCAAACATGGAACGCCTATGGTCAGTCTACAGGTCCCATTATCCGAGGCCCAACGGCAAACGGCGGGTTTACGTTTGCACAGACCGGGCCATACTCCATGACATGTTCCTTCGCAACAAACTACGGGGTCAAAACACTTGCCGTGTCTTCCAACGCCCTTGGAGACTACCACTCGAACGTCACGAACGTATGGTCATATTGTTTCAGGTACAGTTTCGGTGAGATTCCGTCCGTTCCAGTCACTTTGCCTTTTTACGTATCAAGTACTTCGACATATTATTACCTCGATATCGAAACGAATGTTCAGGGTGATACCGTGTACCAAACAGCATACTCAAACATAGCCGCAAATGCGTATACAGGAAGTTATGTCATTATTCGACCAATATGAAAATATCATACTCTACTAGATGTCAACGACTCCGTATTTCAGGACGTTGGCTGGATTAGGGAACTTGGGTGTTGGCACAACATCCCCCGCATCGAACCTCCAGGTTGCGGGGAATGTCTACGCATCAAACGCGCTTTCAACCACGAACGTCACGGCAACGACCATGAATGCCGGGACAATGAATGTAACATCAGTCTCCGTCTCTGGCTCAACACCCACGTCCGGGTACGTTCTTTCGACGACGGGGTCGGGAACGGGTCTTGCATGGGTTGCTCAACCAGCCGGTCTCTCAGGACTCGGCACAAACGGGGTACTCTATGCAACGTCAGCAACGACGGCGGCGACCGTTGCAACTTTCGTGTATACCGGGGGGAACGTAGGTATAGGAACAGCGGGCCCTACCGCGAATCTCCACGTCTACGGGTCTTCGTCGTCAAACATCCAGATGATTATAAATAACATTTCAAGTTCGGGCGGCGCAAATCACACAACCTACATACACTCGGACCAAGCATATTGTGGAGGCGTTTCGGGTGTTGGGACGTTTACGTACTCGGGGTCCGCACTCCTCGTAACGAGTTATCCGAACAACACGGCGAACAATTCGGGGTACACGGCGTATTTCGGAACAAGTGCGGCCGATCTCACATCCCTCACGCCCCAAATGGTCATTAAGGCGGCAACGGGGAGTGTCGGAATAGGGACGGTAAGTGCAGACGCAAACTTAACAGTGATTGGAAACGTATATGCATCCAATGCGCTCACGTCGACCAACGTGCTTACAAATGTACTGACGGTCGCAAACACCGCAGCGTTCACAGGGCCTGTCACTGTCACAGGCAATCTGTACGCGTCCAATGCCGTCACAACAACCAACCTGTTCGCCAACACTTTGACCTTGACAAACAACCTGTATGCGTCCAACGCGGTTACAACAACGAACGTCAACACGTCACAGTTTTTGATTAACGGTGTTGCCGGAACAACTGGACAAATCATTCAGGCGACGGGAACGGGGCTTCAATGGTCAAGTGTTGCCGCCGGTTTGTCCCAAGGCATTCTCTTGACTCTTCCTTCCGCATACACGCTCGGTGCTCCGTTTTACCAATCCACAGGCGCTCCTTTTACGAACGCGTACCATATCAATTTTAGTACAACATTCGTTGCACAAGGGGCGGGAACGGTCACGGCCTTCTCAACATCCACGGGGCTTTTGAAGTTTACGGCAACAGGTCTGTACCAAGTAACGTGTGTCCTTGCCGGCGACCAACCTATCGTGAAGCTTGCCGTTGGGACGTCATCGTCCGCATCGTTCGGGTCGTCTACCACGGCGTATACATACGTGTTCAATTACCCCGTAAATTCATCACCTTCGGAGATGGTGACTCTTCCCTTGAACGTCACGGACATTTCCAAGTACTATTACCTGGACGCGTACTTTGCCGGAAACGCGACCCAACTGTACCTTACAACCTCAGGGTCGGCATCGGGAACGAATAACGGAACATGGATCCAAATTGCGCCTTTTGGAAGTTACCTGAGCTCTACAACCGGCGTTGCCTCTGCCCTCTTAGCCAACTGCTCAACGTCATCCAACTTGAGTGGTGTCTATTCATCGAATACGTACCGAGTGACTTTGACCACTGCAAACGGTTGGACCGTGAACGGAACGTCCACATCCTTGGCAGCAACAGCAAACGGCAATTTCCAAGTAAATCAAGCAGGTATTTACGAGGTGAATATGTGTTTGAACTGTGTAGGCAACACGCCCGTAAAGTTTCAGGTAGGGTCGCTCTCTTCGGATACGTTGAACCCGGGGGCGAGTACTGCGTATCTCTATTCCTACACTCCCATGTATACCCAAGACCCGTCAACGGTCATACAAATGCCTCTGAACATTACAAATATCTCGAACGTCTACTTTGTCGAGTGTTCTTTTGCAGGTACCTTGACCGGGAACGTCGCTTTGAACCAAACCTCGACCTTCGTATCCATCAAACCGATTGGTGGGTACATTAACACGGGAACAAATCCATGGACGCAACAAGGAACGAGCGTATACTATAACGGTGGGCCCGTCGGTGTCGGTGTAGTTCCTACAGCTTTGACGGAAACACTGACCATAAGCGGAAACACGTCTTTCGTGGGGAACGTGACGCGGTCCGGGGACTTTTCGTCGAACACCTACGTGGTGGCAAAGCGCGTGCCGGCCGGGTCCCTAGACGTGACGCAGTATGTCACTGGCCGTGCACCTTTGACCACGACCACAAATTTGATCCAAAATTACTTGGGCAATGCAGCAAGTATCACATCCAATACGGGGACTGGGAGTATCACGCAGGCTCTGAACCTTCCCGGTGTAAGTTCATCAAATTCGTTTTTGAATTTCCCTCCTTCGATTTCCGCCACATTTTCAAACTTGGCAACGTCCAACCTGTTTATCGAGGCATGGATCAACCCAACACTCATAGCAGGTGCAAACAGAACCATTCTTCAACGCAATTTGGGAGGGACGGCCGATTTCTACTTTTTCATTACCACGGCCGGTGTGCTTACCGGGTCGATTCTCAATACCGCTGGAGCAACAGCAGCTTCCGCGACGAGCTCAACGACCATCTCTACGGGTTCGTGGGTCCACGTTGCGTTTTCATATGCGCGCACAAGTACGACTGCCGGTACTTTGTATGTATTTGTAAACGGCGGTGGTGTAGGATCTGGAGCAGTCAGTACCCAACCACGTGTGACCCCAACGGCAAACATCTGTATCGGTGGCGATACGTTATCGACCTCCATGTTCTATGGAAACGTCGCGGACGTTCGTGTCATGACTGGGTGTATCGTCCCCGTGACCACGTTCACACCTCAAAATGCACCTTTCACAACCGCTCCGACGTACCGAACCGGTATGGATACGGGCTACACGTCCAACCTCACGATGGCTCTGTACACTCAGTACTTCCCGGGTGCTTCGACAAGCCCCTATGGACCGTGTTTGACCTTGCCGGGGACGGTGGGGTCGTATTACGCGCAACTCCCCTCGGCGGCGCATTCTGACTGGAAAACAACTGGATTCACTCTCGAGGCTTGGGTCAATTTCGCGTCACTGGCCAACTCGAACGTTTTCAATACAGGCGCTTCATATCCATTTATGATTACGACAACGACACCGCCTCCAGGTCTTGGCTCCGCCATGTACGGATTCGGACCGACGACGACAGGCCAAATAGCCTTCATCTGGTGGGCGTCTGGCGGCACAACCAATGCTTTCGTCACGTCCAACACAATCACGACCGGATCATGGAATCATGTTATGGTCCAAGGAAACGGCTCGAACGTGTACATGGCCATCAACGGCAACTTCACGACTCTGACGGCCCAGGGGTTCACGCCAACCGCTGGTAACACGACGGTCGCACCGACGCTGGCCCCAAGCACGACGACCGGACCGCAATCTGGTTCGGCAATGACCGTCGGACAGTACTACACGTACACAGGCCCCAACTTCGCGATAGCCAAAGCCCGCCTCATTTACGGTGCGAATGTGTACTCGTCCGGGAGCTTCACACCCAGCCCCAACTTTGCCACAAGTGCCACAGCGCCGTTTTGGCAACTCGAGTCTCAGTACCCTTTACCAACCTACCCGTCGATCCAGGATGTTACCCAGTTGTCTGCACAGACAACTGTTTACGGCGCAGCCCCCACTCCTGTAGGTGGTGTCACATCGAACACGCTCAGTCCGTACACAGGCACGCAACTCCAAAGCTTGAGGTTCGACGGCACGGGATACATCGATTACGGAAATGCGGCGACTTCTGCTTTGACTACGAACCTGTGGGCAAATTCGTGGACTATTGAGGCGTGGGTGTATCTGAACAGCTACACCACTCTTGGTGGCGTGACTCCCATTTTAGCACGCCAATCGGGTTCAGCATATGACTGGCTCGTGTATATGAACACAGGTGGTCAGTTAATTTTCGCATATGGAAATTCAGTCGGATCTCCTATTTTCACAGGTGGGGCTACAATTCCGTTGAGAACATGGACACATATAGCTGCAACGTATGATGGAGCTCGAACAAATTTGTATTCATCAGTAGACAGTCTTTCGTATCCTACAAACATAACAGCATCTTCCTTTGCTTATAATCCTACATTCAGTGTTCAAAGTGGTTATTGGTACGGCGGACCTTCGTACCTTTCGGGCAACCTCGCCGACGTCCGCGTCTCCAACGTGGCTCGGTACACGGGTACAACGTATTCCGTACCGTCTCAACCCTTCTCAACAGACGCCAACACTTTGCTCCTGCTCAAATCCCTTGGCGGACAAGTAGGAACCACCCTCGAAGTTCAAGGCCGTGGACTCAATTCGGTCAGTCTCGGTGCAACTCGAACAACCAACGCGTACCCCCCGGCGCCCATGTCTTCGTACCTTTTGGATACAACGTCGAATAGCTTGGTGACCTATGGACAGGGGAAGTACGTGGCGAGTGCGAGTAGTGAGTACGGAAGTGGAAATGTGGCATACAACGCATTTGACAAGAACACGGGCGGAAGCACTTGGGCGTCTGGTAATGCCACATATGCAGGGGCCGGAGCTTATTCGGGTACAGTGTCTACAGTTGATACACTTGGAAACTCATACCCCGGTGAATGGTTGCAGATCCAAATGCCCGTTTCTGTACTCCTTTCTACTTTTACGTCTTATAACAACTCAGCAACAGGTGGTTATGGACCGTCCCTGTTTTGGCTGTTAGGATCACGCGATGGAATCAACTGGAATTTGGTATTCAAGTATTCAGGAGCATCTTTTGCATCTCAGACTTTTACTGTAAACGCAACTCAATCTTATAACTACTATAGATTCGTTGCCGGAGCTCTGAATACAGGTCAATCAACCACAAACATGTACGAACTCACACTCAACGGCACCGAAGAATCCCTGTGTATCACGAATGACGCGAAGGTCGGGGTCGGCCTCGCGAATCCGCAACGATCCCTTGAAGTTGCGGGCGATTTGGTCGTGGGTGGGACCGTCTCTGCCGGGAATCCGCTCATGTATCGCAATAGGATCATTAACGGGGACATGCGGATCGATCAACGCAATTCGGGTGCTGCAGTTACAGGCGGTGGCTTTTCAGTCGACCGTTGGGGTATGACAACATTTGGAATAGCCAGTGGCTTTACTCAACAGCGCGTCGCCGTCACCGACCTTCAGGGCTACAACTACGCTCTCAGGCTCACCATTGGCGCGAGTACCTTGGCCGGTTCGGGGGCGTATCGCATGCGTACGGTTATAGAAGGGTATAACATCGCCGATCTGTATTGGGGAACTTCGCAGGGGGTTCCTGTGACCGTGTCGTTCTGGGTCAAGACGAGCGCACCGGGTGTCTATACATACTACCTTGGAAACAGGGATCCAGACGGCTCAACATCTTCAACAACCACCCAGTACTTGGCGCCTTTCACAGTCTATAACGCAAATGCATGGGAGTACAAGACCTTGACCATCCCTCCCCCACCTAACGGAACCTCGTGGGACGCTACGACCAACTTGGGCATTTCTTCGTGCTTCATTTTCTACGAAGTCACAACTTCCAAGCAGACGAGCGCATCTGGTTGGTACACAAACTCGACGGCCGACTGGATCATAAGCTCCGTGAACATCTTCCAGATTCCTAATGCGACGTGGAACGTCACAGGCGTCCAGCTCGAGAAGGGAACGGTCGCGACGCCGTTCGAGGTTCGGCCGTTTGGAACAGAACTGTTCCTCTGTCAGAGGTACTACCAAGAGATGCCCAATACCAATGGGGGTCATTTCACAGGGGGCGCTCGGTTGCTTGGTGCCACAAACGCTACGGCTGGTACGAACGTTCTCTCGTCGTTGTATCTCACGACGCCTATGCGCGCTGCCCCCACTCCGACGTATTACGGGGGCGGGTCATCATCTGGAACATATAACATAAATACAAGCTCTAGCGGGTCGTCTGTTGCCACGTCTGTGTCGGCATCAAGTACAGGGACTTCCCAGACGGCCGGAAACATGATTTCACCGAATTTACCACCCATTACAGCCACTGGAGGGTCTGTTCAGTGGGTTGATA